CTCCCTGGATGGCCCCATCCAGGGAGGCGATGAAGGTCTTGTTGTGTACCGCGATCTCCGTGGAGATCGTGACCGTGCCCAGCAGGGTTGCCGCATCGGGAGGAGCGTTGAAGTTGTCCTGATCGACGATGATGTATGGGGTCTTCGAGTCCCCATCTCCGTCATCCACGGCCTCGACCGTGTAGGCCTTGTCCTCGTCTGTCCAGGCGAGCCGGACATGACAGGAGTCTACCGAGGGAGTCATGACCTCAAAGTACCCGAAGGTAGACTTCGCCAGCAGGTTGGCCCCGTCTGCCTCGAACGTGATTCCAGAGAGGCTGACCACCAGAGCGTTCATGGCGGTTTCCAGGGCTCCGATGTTGCCTGGCTCACTGACGAAGGTGAACTCGTGAGTCGTGTCACCACGCTTGTACCGGAAGGCGAACTTCTTTGTGTTGTAGTAGCCACTCCCGAAGGTCGGAACGCTCGTGTAGGTCGCACCCTTCCACTTGCGGAGGAAGGACTCAGCGTCCTTGATCTCCTTCAGGTTGGTTCCACCCGAGCTTCCAGCGTTGACGAAGACTCGGATGCTGGACTCGTCTACGTCCAGCTCGTCCATGATCCCCTTTGGATCTGGGAAGTTCGCCTGCTCGACCCGTACGTCGTAGTTCCGGTAGTTCGAGACGCCCTCATCCTGGAAGTTGTCGTTGAATCCAAGGATCGAGTTCGCGTTCCCATCCAGAACCTTGAGCAGCTGTCCCGTTCCAAGGTTCGTCGACCGAAGCTGGAGGTAGTAGTTCGCTCCCACCAACTTCACGTAAGGGGCAAACCCTGACGGAGCAGGAACGGAAGCGTTCATCTGGTCCTTCACCTGATTCGCGCTCAGGCCCAGAGAGCCCGCATCCGCGAAGGTGAACTCCTGAACGGAGCCGTTGTTGACGCTGACCTTCAGAACTAGCCCATCGAGCCCCGCGTAGTCGCCAGGGTTCGCAGCGGTGAGTACCGCAGGAACCGAGGCGATGGCGTCGGAGTTGATCAGGCGGTTGCCCGTCGAGTCTGTTTCCAGCGCATCCAAGATCTGGAAGGCCGGACCAACAGCACACGGAACCAGCGTGGGGGTCACGATGGTCGGGCTGACAGTCCGGAACTCCTGAATGACAGATACGCCTGGTTGGAGAAGCTCAGTTGCCATTGCAGGCCTCCTTCACTAGACCTTGTGCTTTGTGTCCAGCGGAATCGATGTCGATCCCGGCTGGTCGTTGGTTCTGATCACTCTTCCACGAATAGAGGCAGGGCGCATCCGTGCAGCTATCTGACTGTCACGGGTACGACTCGCCTCTTCGCCCCACAGAATGGGGCCCGCATCTTGAGAGTGCGTCAGATTAGGTTGAGCGAGGCCGAGCCTCGTTCGGAAACGCATATCGATTCTCTGGAGCGGGTGGATCGGTCTACCCGACCAGTCCTCAGTGAGAGGAGTCACCTTGTCTGTCCAGCGCAGGAAGAAGGGGCAGGAAACAGGCACTACGTGCCATTCCCCTTCGGTATCCCCCTGCACGAATGCTCCAGCCGGACTGACAGAGCCGATGGAGATGTTCCGCCCCACCTCATGAAACCCTGCTTCCCGGATGAAGAGCTTGCGCAAGTTCCAAATTGTTCTGGCACACAGCCAAGCAATGAAGCGTGCTTCCTGCGGGACTTTGCTCATGCAGTTCAGAGACATGGTTCCGGGCAGGAGATCGACGTGAGTCTCGGAGGCGTTCTTCGCATCCACTGACAGGAGATCGTCGAGGGAGGTACCATTGAACCGAGTCGGACCTAGAACGACAGAGACCACTGGCTTACGCTCGATGGTCTCGATCTTGATGGGGTTGTCTTCCGTGATGACGATCTCCGTCTCCTCCATCAGAAGACGCCAGTGGAAATACCCCTCGGGAGCCTCCTCGAAGATAGACTGCAAGAAGGCAACGAAACACGTCACCGCATAGTTCAGCGGGTCGTTCGTCCAATCAGCGTCGAGTCTCCCCGCGCTGTAGACTGCGCTACTTGGGTCCGCTGCCTTGGTCATCCTTCTTCTTCTCTAGGTACTGCTTGACCTTTCGACTCTTCAAAGCCGCCGCTGCTCCAGCCCCTGCGGCCAAAGCCCCCGCTGCTCCAGGGATCAGGTATCGTAGCTTGGGATGCTTGTGGAGGAACCCCTTTATCTCCGGCCTGTACTTCCGAAGCTGCCTTCTCACCAGGTAGGCCCCACCTGCACCAGCAGCTCCCCCAAGACCAGCAGCTCCTGCTACGAGCCCTAGCCGCTTCAGCTTCTCCTTGGTGACGTATCCCTTGTCGTCCTCAGGTTTCGCCTCGGCGATCTTGGACAGTTCGTCAAAGAACGCTGAGTAGCTAACGTCGACCATAGCCGTAGATCCCAAATACATTCTTGATCGCTTCTTGCTCGAAGCTCTCCAGGTTTTGAGGGTCCGTGTAGTTCCTTCCAGGGCTTGGCTCGAAGTTCCTCAAGTCTGCGATCCGAACCGGAAGCTGAAACTCAATGTCTCCCTTCACAATCTCGTGAAGCCTGAGCTCCTGATGTACCACACTCCTCAGTCTCTCTGTCGCAGTCACCTGTACCACCCGCCACCGGATGTTCTCGGCTTCGACAATGATATCCCTAGGCTTCATCAGTGGGAAGTTAGGAAGTCGAGCCGTGGTGTCGTTCTGCTGCCGCTCCGTGATGGGCAGGGGCTGTACGGACTTCGGTGAGGGGTCAATCTGAATGAAGATCTCGATGGGGTCGAAGTACCCCCGCACAAACCCCGTGTCGTAGCAGGTCAAACACTGAGACCTACGACGCTGGGAGCTGTACCCCTTCCCCTTGTCCGGTCCCTCGAAGCAGTTCGGACAGTGCTGCCCAAAGGTACGAGCCGGGAAGATAAAGCAACGGCGACCAGCGTACTCTTCCCAGAGTAGCCGCTCGAGCCGTTGAATCTCTGCCGCAATCAGGTCAGGGTCCCCCTCCAACCAGAAGGGATCTGACTCCATCACGTTCGTGGGGTCGATCTTCTCTACGCTCTTGATCTTGTAGTAGAGAATCCTCCACCGAGCCTGGAGATTGACCCTGTTGTCAACGAAGCGGTATCGATCTTCGAAGGGGCCGGCAACAAGATCCCATGGACCCATGGGAGACTCGCTGCGGTAGACGTACATCAAGAAGTCGTGGGGATCGAGGAAGGTGTCTTCGATCTCCCACATCACGTCCAGAAAGTCGAGAGAGAAGCCCCGGACAAGAGGGTTCTTGATGACGAGGTTGCTCATCTGGGCTTCATGCCACGTGCAGCTTGGGCCGTGAGTTCTTCACGGTGCTTCTTCGCACGATGAGCCAGCAGAGCCCCAACACCTGCTCCTGCGGCCAATCCCAACCCAGCACCAATCACTGGTTTGCTCGTCAAAGCCTCGAAGGCTGCGAGTAGGCGCGGATTTTTTGCCAAGGTGGTAGCTGGGATCCGCTCACTAACTTGGTGCGACAGCCACGGAAGCACAGCTCCGCCTGCCATCGCCCCCATTGCTGCTCCACCGAGCATGCGCCCAGGGTAGGACTCCTGCTTGGCCTGCTCTCCCTGGAGCATGCTCAGAGATGCCCTATCCGCCGGAGATACCTTAGCGCCCGAGACGAAAGGGGTTGGTACCCTGCTCCTTTACTGCTGCGATCTTTTGGCCCGCCACCGCAGCCGCTACCTTGCGGATGTGATCGGGAGCACCACGGGTAGCACGGAGAGCGATCGAAGCGATCTTTGCCTTCACACTCGCCGTCGTCGACATCTCTGCTCCACCGTCTGCACTACCGGTGGTCTCGATGCCCTGTCCTGAGCCTCCACCTGCGAGACCCATGCCACCGCTGTCGCCCACTCCCTGAGAGGACTTTTCTTTCAGTCCCTTTCTCTTTCCCAAGTGATGAGCCAGTGCGGCAGTTCCACCAAGGGCAGCCACCGGGGCCACGAGATGACCGGCGCCCATCATCCGGGAAACATTTGGGTCAGAACGAACCAAACCCTTGGCAGCCGCTGCTAGATTAGATCCATGTGCCCCCACACCTCGGCCGAACTCCCGAAGGTGGTCCATCACCCCAGCGATCTTGCGTCCCATCTGATCTGCCCACACCATCGCCTTCTTCTGCTCACCATCATCGTTCGTGTGGGTAGCCGCAGCAGATTGATCTCTGGTCGGAGGAGGCTCGGTACGGTTCTTGGCAGAGAACTCGTCCACCGCCTTCTGCCGGGCATCGAGTACCTTGCCCTGGTTCGGTCCCGGAAGAACAGGAGCTGGAGGTCCAGCCACCGCGTGCTTGCTGATGCCCAGCATCGCCTCCAGTACCTCCATCGGCTGCGCCACGAGAGCCTCTTCCAGCTCCACCTCAGCCGTCTTGTCCATCTCCTCCTGGTACAACTGGGTCAAGAACCTTTCCATTGTCCTCTCCTACGCGGCCGGCTGAGCTGGCTGCTTCGCGGGCTTGGGGGCCTTCACGTTGACGGTTACAGGACTTCCACCCTGGGCGGGTGCCTCTGGCACTGCCGGAGGAGCCTGTGGAGCCTCGGGAGGAGCCATCTCTGCTCCCGGTGGGGGCATGCCCTGTTCGGCCCCTGGTGGGCCTCCTGCTGCTTCTGGTGGCATCTCCCCGGGCTGTCCTGGGGGCATACCCTCCGCACCTGGCGGTGGCCCACCTTGCTCAGGACCCGGGGGAGGGCCAGGAGGCATGGGGGCTGGCCCTGTGGGAACTGCCGGCGGTCCCATCGCGGACATCGGGTCCTGGGAGAGGAGATCCATCAGCTGCTGACGGTACTGGGTCACAGCATTCCGGATGGCCAAGCTCTGCTGCTGTGCCTGGAGACTCTCATCCCGCGCTGCCATGGCGTCCTGCTGAGCCATCTGAGATTCCTGCTGCGCGGACTGAGCCTGCTGCTGCGCCATCTGCGTCTGCTGCTGGCTGTCCATCTGCGTCTGCTGCACCTGCTGCTGAAGCTGCTGGTTCTGCTGGTCGAGCGTCTCCGCCTGCTCCTGGAGTTGCTGCGCCTGAGCTCCCGCCTCTTCTGCCTGCTGCCGGAAGAACTCAGCCTCATTCATCTGCTGCTGAGCCGCCATGAACTGCTCGATCTCCGGAGGTACTCCCTCCCCACCAAGACCACTGCCCATCGTGGTGTTGCCGGGAGTGGGCTGGATTGGGAGACCATCGCCCTCTTGAGCGATCTTCGCCGCAGCTCTCTTCCTGAGCATGCCACGAACACCAGCCTCCTTGGTCTCGTCCTCGAGCGAGGTCCACTTGGTCTTCTTGGCTACCTCGGGGAGCTTCTTGGCCTTGTCCTTGACGTGCTTGGCGATCGAGGCTACCCAGCTCTCCGGAGCCGCAGCGAGCGTCTCTTTCTCCATCTCCCCTTCCTTGGGAGGCATCATGTGACGATCCATGCGAGCGCGATCGATCTCTGAACCAAGGGTCTTGCCGATCATGTGCCCACCAAGACCACCCAGGGCCGCCCCACCCAGGTGGAGGGCAGGGGATGAGCCACCAAACTGACCACCGATTGCCCCGCCACCGAGCATCCCCAAGAGCTTGCCGACGTTCTCTCCGCGCTTCCTGCGAACGCCCTCAGCACGGCCCATGTCTCCAGTGACCTTGCTGCGGATGCCAGCAAGCATGCCCTTCTGGGTGGCTGCTTCTGCTTCTTCCGGAGCGACCATCGAGGGATCGATAGCCGTCTTCACCAGCTCCTGGAAACGGGAGGCCACCTTCACCTTGCGGTACGCCACCTCGACCTGGTGCTGAGTCACACCACCCGATGCGATCTTCAGCTTCAGGAACTGGTCTGCCGCTCGAGCCCAGTCCTCTTGTGAGGACTCCTCAGCACGCAGCATCTTGTAGAGTTCGTCCTCGCGCATGAGAGGCTCCTACTCGTGCAGAACCGTGAAGCGGTTCGTGTTCTCAGTGATCGAAATGATCTCGGCCTTCACTTTCGGATTCGACCCGATCGTGATGTCGTCCCCCGTGGTGGGCAGACCCAGGAGTGCGTTAGCCGTCCCAGAAGTCTTCAGAACCTCTGACACCTTGATGATGGCCAGCCTGGAACGTGGGGGGGAAGACAACCCGTAGTTCCGAAGGGTAACGAACGTATTGCTCAGCTGGTCATTGATCTGTTCCACGATCTGATTGGGAGTGAGTCCGTTGCCATCGAACGTGACTGTACCGGCATTGAACTCGAGCTCGAGTCCGTCCAGATCGAGCGTGGGCTCCAGATCTTTGGAGACCAGCACGTCATTGAGGTAGTCCAGGAGCTCCTGGAGATGATTGAACTGTCGCCCGTAGACGGCCATGATGCCTCCTAGTATGCGCCCACTTCCGGGCTAAAGAGAACGCCAGAAACGCTCTCCCTGATGATCAGTAAATCCCATACCACCCATTGACGAAAAAATATTCGGTATGGCTGCCAGAGACTGTCCCCATTAGTTGCGAGATGTTCAGGCTTACCTTGCGAGTGATCTTCTCTTGCTCGTACTTGTTCTGGAAGTCCCTGATCCATTGCATCCACATGGGCGCCTTGTCTGATACTCCCACGCTGATGCCACCATCAGAGAACTGAAGATGGTTCCTCGTCTGAAGGATGCCCACCGACTGAAGCAGAGATACCACCGTCCCCCTGAGCGCGAAGGACTGGTAGTGCATCTGCAAGAGCTGGTCGAGAGTGTAGTACCCCAGGTTCGGGGGGGTGCCTGCAAAGTCGGAAAGGAAGTCGAGGATGGCCCATGCGACCATTCGATCTGAAGACTCTTCCCCCTTGATGAGGCGGTTGAGCTGCGGATGATCACGCATGAAGAAGCGCACGGTCTGGATAAACGCATTGAAGATGTCGCTCACACCAGGAATGCCAGACAAGCCCTGAAGCTGTGCTGTCATTAGTCCACCAACGGCCCGTGAAGAATGCTGGAACCTTCATTCACTGTGAAGCCCTTCCCCGGGACATGCTGAACCCATCCCTGAGGCTTCGGCTTCACAGCCGACTTCACAAGCCGATTCTTAAGCGTCTTTGCGAAGGAAGGAATAGGAGGAGGGCCAGCTATCTTCTGGAGCTCATCGAAGAGCCCTCGCAGCATGGCCGTCTTGTACTTCTCTTCCATCTCCTTGAGATGAGTGTAGTACTTCTTGTCCTCCGGGATGTGCTCGCTGGCGATGCTGCGCGTGGCGGCCTCCAAGGGGGCGTCTGGGTTCTTCTTCAGCCAGTTGATGGTCCCCTTGTGCTCCTTCTCCACTTCCTGCCCCTGGAGAAGTTGTCTACCGTAGGGGGACTGCTTGTCTGGGTTCTTGATCTTACCAGGCATCTCCATCGCAGAGTACTTCGATGCGGCTCGTTCGTTCTTGCCCACATCACCCATCTCATCTACGAAGGCTGAGACCGTCCCGGCGTCCATCTACTCCTCCTGCCCAAACTCCGACTTCTCTCGCTTCTTACGCTTGGGCTCTTTCGGAGCCTCAACCACGGGGGCACGGAGAGCTGTGGGGATGTAGCCTTCAAGCTCGAGCTGGCCTTGGTCAGCCAGGTGCTTCCCTGATGGGCTGTAGGCCAGTACGTCTGGCATCGAGTCCTTCTCTACACCCTGGGGGTTGAGCAGACGGGACCCTTTGGGAAGAACCTTCCAGTGATGCAGAAGGACCGTCCGTTCCGTCAGGTTGGTGACCTTGGCCATCGAACTACCTCCTCTTCCGGCGTACCTTCTCGACCGGCTCTTCTTGGGCTTCCTCTTCCACAGCTGGTGTCTCCTCGGCTGTGGAGAGCACTGGGGCCTCGACCTCCATGGAGGGCTGGAAGTCTACGATAGCGGGGACAGCAAGGACAACTTCGGCCTTGGTGGGTTCCGCTACCGGGGACTTGGCCTCGATCGTAGGGGCCACGGAGAAGCACGGGGGACTTACTCCAAGGGGGAGCATCTTGATTGCCCCATCCGTGAGGCGAAGCACGATAAGCTCGCCTGTGGGCAAGCTAGTGATCTTCATCTGGTCTGGGGTGTAGAGAGCAATCCTCCCCTCCAGAACCATCTTCAGGAGGCTATTGGCCTCTGCCTTGAACTGCACCTCGGAGATAGAGATCTTTCTCTCGGGGACAACCCTCTGTCCTGCGATGTACAACTTGCACCGATTCGCACCCGCAGCTTTGGCCCGATGTGTCCGGGTCTTCGCATTGTGTGCGATGTTCTCGACTTGGTACGTCATCTCAGCCTCCTAAAAAAAGGGCGCCAGCGCCTTCAGCAGACGCTGGCGCCCTCATGACCCGACAGAACAGGCCTGGGCCTGAACTGCTAGTAGATCTCGATACCCGGGAACACCAGGCCGCTATCGACCTTGTTGTTCTCCGCGCCCAGATCTTCCTCCGCCACTGGCACCTTGCTCGACAGGATGCTGTCGAGGTCGAGTGTGGTGGCATCCCCGGAGTACAGCTCCAGCTTCCTGATCGACGCGATGTTGATGATCGACATGGCGATGTCCTCCCAGGACTGCCACGTGATCAGGTTCGCGATCTTGTCGATGTAGAACTTGGTGTTGTTGAGGATGTAGAACTTCCCGAGGAAGTCCGGAGAGGTGAAGCAGTAGATGTTGCCCGGACGCAGGATGTCCGTCTTGATGGTGCGGATGTACTGCTTGCCCAGGAGCAGGTTGTACTTGTACCCGTCCACGGTGGTCTCGGACAGCAGCTTGTCGCCGAAGTCCTCGAGCGTCCACTGGAGGATGTCATCCCAGTCGGGCTCGGTCATCAGCACCTGCTCGGAGCGCAGCCGGTTGCCATCGAGCATCTTGAAGAGGTTGACGAAGTCCGGCTTCTGGACTGGGAGCACCGTGCCGTTGTCGGCTCCGACAACAGCGCGAGCCAGCTCGCCCTTACGAACGCTGAACTCGACCACAGATCCACCCTGGATGGCGGTGGCGTTGAGGGTGGTGATGGTCCCGTTGGCTTCCGCCTGGAGGGCCTGGACAGCGGCCTCGATGTGGATCGTGAACTCGCGGTCCTCGATCTCCTGGATGTCCTTCACCGAGTTGTCTTCGATGACCTTGGTGATGGGCATCTCGTACGCCAGGAGCTCCTGCTCGGTCTTCTCGAACTTCTCCGAGGAGATCGTCCAGAAAGCAACCTCAGCGCGGGGAGCGCGGATGAACCTGGCCGTGGGCTGGCCACGGAAGGTCATGGACATCGCCCGTGACTTCGGCTCGACGTCGATGATCTTGACCAGGGTGTCGTGGTTGACAGACCGCTGGCAGTCCGCCCGGGTGACCATCTGGGGCGGAAGAACCTTGCGGCTGAACGCAACCTCACGCAGACGGTCGCGAATGTAGGTGCCGGCGTACTCGGCGATCTTCTCTTTCCCTTCGGCCGTCCCCACCTTGTTGGCGAAGAGGTCGTTCAGGAGTCTCGAGGGAACGCTCATGTTGTTTCTCCTTCTTCCCGTCTCTTGACCTGGCTCTTACACCAGGGTCTGGATGAACCGAAGCCTCTGCCCATTGTTCGCAGGCAGCCTGGTGACGTAACCGATGCACTCGCCCGACGAGAAGATGGCGAGACCCGACTTGGTCTTGCCGTCCACGTCCACGCTCTGGCTGATCTGAAGCTTGCCCAGTAGCGTGAGGTTCGTCGTGGTGAACACACGGGTGTCCGCCTCGTAGGTGTTCCCGAACAGCACCGTCGTCTTCTTCAGGGCCTGGACGTCGAAACGCCCACGCTCTGCGAAGACTGTCCAACCCACGGAGCCATCAGCACCACGGATGAGCTGGTACGCGCTGTTGAGATTCATGAACTCGCCGTCGATCAGCGGGTTCGTTCCGTTCGGGTCGGCCAGCGTCTTGTCGTAGAGAGGGAAGTCCCTCCGCTGAAGCAGCTGGAGATCCGAGACCAGCGTGAAGTTGACTACCATTGGAAATCCTCCTGAGTTCTTCCGTTCTTCGTTCTCTGCCTAGGAGACGCTCCCCAGCAGGTAGGAAGTTAGCGCATCCGCACCATTCCCCGGTGCCTCCGCCCCAGCCAGCTTGCCCAGGTCCCCGTTGGGGGCCGTCATCTCGATCGCCTCTGCGATCACATCGAGAGAACGACCACGAGCCGTCGCCTCCTTGATCCGCTCGATCTTGTCTTCGAAGGTGGAGCCGGTATCGATACCCTTCTCCTCCATCGACCGAGCGATCTTCTCAATTCGGTCGGACTTCTCGAACTCCTGGATTCTGGCATCCGCCGCCGCCAGCTTCGTGCGCAGATCGTCCCGCTCGGTTACGAGTGCCCGAAGGACAGCCGGAACCTCAGCGTAGACCTGCGCGGCCTGAGCTGCACTGATCTTCGTCTGGCTCATGGTCATCCCTCCTAGTACCCGCCCTGAATGGGCATCGTGTCGCTACCGAAACTCGCTGACTTCTCTTCCTGCTTGGACTTGAAAGCGGCGTGCAGTTGCGCCGCCCTCTCCTGCTCCTCGGGCGAAGCATCGTCTCTCGCCCCTGCCTCCGCGATCTTGCGGAGTAGAGCCCTCGCTGCCACGACCTGCTCGGCGGAAGACAGCTTCACACCCGCGCCGGACGTTGCATCGAGATTCTCGTGAAGAACTGGATCCGTGGACTTCCTCTGGGCTGGTTCGTCGATCACCTCACCCATCCGTGCCTTGGGAACCGCCTTCGCTTGTTGCTTCGTGTAGTTGATCGCTGCCTTGTTACTCCCTACGAGAGCCTCCTGCTTGCTAGCCTCACCTGGGAGCTTGGGGACCCCTTCTTCCGCCTTGGTGGCATCCGGAGGGTTGTCGTGATGGGCAGCCAGGATGTGAGACGAGCTCACATCTTCGCCGGCCATCTTGTCCATGATGCCGAGGATACGGCCGAGGTCGGCTTCTGCCTTCTTCTCAGACGCACCCATCTCGGAACGGGCTTGACGCCACCCCTTCGCGTTCTCGGCACGCAGCATACCTGCCCCGGTACCGAGAGCTGCCCCGATGAGAGCTCCCTTGAGACCTCCACCGGCTTTACCCTTTACGTGATGCAGGGCTGCTCCAGCACTGCCACCTAGAGCAGCACCACTGAGACCGTGTGTGATACCACGAACGACCTTGCTCTCCCGACCCTTCGCACGCAGCTTGTTGACGGGAGTCATGAAGCTGCGGTCCTCTTGAGTTTTCTTCTCGGAGTCGGCCGCCTGCTTCATCTTGTCCTGGTGGGTCCAGTTCTCAGATCCCCCCGGGGGAGAGTTTCGATCAGTCTCCAGTGCAGTCTCCGGATTGGTCTGTCCCGGGGACTTCACGTCGTGACCTGTGGTGGTTGGAATCTTACCCGTCTTTGCCTCCCCCGTGTTCTCCGACTGGATGCCCGGGGTGGGGCTCTTCAGGTTGGTCTCGAGTGCCGTCTGACCCTTGCCAGCGCCCGTGGGCGACTCGGGAGTGCTGTGACTCAGCGGGGGCTCCGGCTTGCCGACGGCCTCCTTCAGGAAGTGGGCGTTGAGATACTCCACTGCGCTTGCGAGCTTCGACACATAGACCGATGCGGTCTTGTCGTTGACGCTCTCGTAATTACGCTCCGGAGTATTGCCTGTTTCCTTGGGAGTGGTGAGCTTGCCGGAGACCTCGCTCTTCTCGTCCTTCTTGGACTCGTCCGCAGCAGTCTTCTCGCGCTCTGACGCTGCCGCGAGAGTCTGTCGGACCATGTCCTGGAGAGAGAAACGTGCCATCTTGGTCTCCTCTAACGCACCCCAAAAACGACGTTGGGGACGGGGGTATTGCGCACATCTTCCCCCTGTTCCGGATTCGTCATGGGTGGGGTTGCGACGTTTGGTTGAGCGTAGTTCTGCCTCTTCCCGTAGTTCGAGGCAGGGCCAACCAGCTTGGGGCTGGGGTTATCCGATAGAGTAGGAGCATGGTCTGCTTGAGACGGCGGGAGCTTGGCACGTGGCGCACCGACTGTCTTCGATGCGAACGGGCTACCGGGAGATCGTGCCTGCTGACCGATCTTCTCTAGCTCATCCCAGAAAGCCATGATCGTGTTCTCTTCCACCGTTTAGCCCCAGGCCGGGTGACTACTACTCGTTCCACTCCACGGGGATGCCGTTCGCTTCGCAGATCTCGAGGGCCCGCTTCTCGATCGCTAGCTCGAGAGCCGAGGCTTCCTTCTGCTGCTCGACCAGGAAGTTCCCCTCGTCATCGATGTAGCCAGCTTCCTTCGCCATCTCGAAGGCCCGCTGAGAGGCCAGCTGATCCAGGGCCTCCATGTTGGCCGACGACTCCTTCTTCTTGCCAGACTTGGCGGCGAGGATGCCACCGCCGGTCAGGGCCGCTGCCACGCCTGCCTCAGGGGCCAGCTTCTTCGCGCCCCTCAGAGCACTCAGAATGCGCTGACCACCAGTCAGCTCCTGACCGCTGATGCTACGGCCAGCCTTGGCCTGACGCATGCTAGCAGCAGCGGACTGTGCGCGCTCCTTCACGTTCTTGCCGTACCGACCCGGCAGATCTTTGACGGCCTTGAGGGCATCGCCGACCTTGCCAGCCTCCTTCTCGATCTCGCGGATCTCCTGGACCATCGAGTGCGCCATCACGCGCCCCAGGAAGTCGGCCTCGGCTGCCTTCTCCTTGGCCTCCTCCTCCTTCTCCTTCTTGGGGGACTCCTCCTCCTCGTGCTCTTCCTTCTTCCCCTCGTCCTTCTTGGGCGGGAACTCGGCTCCCTTGTAGAGGCCGCTGACCATCTCGGCGATCTCCTGATCGTTGAACTGATCGAGGTCCACGCCCTCTTCCTCGGCGAGCTTCACGAGGAGCTCGGCTGCTGCCATCTTCTCGATGTCGGTTTCCTCGACCTCGTTGTTACCAGTGCCGTAGATCGCGGCAAGCTGCTCGTCCATCTGATCTCTCCTCTTTCTTCGGTTTCGTTGGTCCCCGGTGATTCGCTTCTTCGAGGTCTTCAGCCCCTAACGTTCACCGAAGTTAGCTTTTCCCTGGCCCGAGCGGATCCTTCACGAAGCCACCCAAGCTCCCCACGAGTCTACGTGGGATTGACGAACCTTGCTGGTGCAATGCACCGAGACCGGCCAAGACCATCAGGATCTTCGGATATTCCGCGATCAGGTCTGTAATCGGTCCCACTGGCTCTCTGTTCCCCTGCATGGCCTTGCTTCTCTGTCTCCGTGCGTATTCGCTGAGAGCCCACCCGCCGCCAATTGCACCAAGCACTACTGCTGGATTCACTTTCTCTTCTGCTTGCTTCTCGAACCCATCAGCCAACCCAGAGTGGAACACAGCTTCCCACAACTCCGGGTCATTGTTAACAGCTTCTGCCGCGTACTTGAAACATCCTATCGCTCGATCTAGGTAGCCATTATAGGCTGCGGAGATCTTCCGTAGGAAGGGGGTTTCTACAGCAGCTCTCTTTACCTTCTCTACCTGGGGTGCCTTCGAGCTCTCACCCGCGCTACGAGCCATTCTTCTCTTGGCCACTGGCTCCAAGTAGCTCCTGTCCTCCAAGAACGGAAGCAAGAGCTTCTTGATGACGTCGCTGATGTGCTCCCCGCCCATAGGAAGGGATGCGTCACGGTCAGAGGTCGGAGGGAACACCTTGCCCTCCTCGTCCATCTTGTCCGCGAGGTCCTTACGACCGATGCTGATGATGGTGATGCGCTGGAACTCTCGAGGCCGGAGGAGCATACCCAAGGAAGAAGGGGTGGAGAGTGCTTCTTCGAGTGGCCCTTTTCCCAACCTGTCCAAGATCTCATTCGGTAGGTCTGGGGTGTTTCGATCCACGGGCACGGCCTTTCCCCCAAACTGAGAGGGGACCACATCCTTTGTAATCTCCGCGCCCTTCTTGTGGGAAGCCCTTTTCTCTCGGAGCAGTGCCCTCACAGATGCGACGCTGCCCTCTTTCTTGATGGGGGGAGGGGCGTCCATACGCTCTTTGGCCTTGGTGACCAGCTTTACGATCTTCTTCGTATTCAGAGCATCCGGGCTGTAGCGCGCTCGGGCACCTTGTAGGAGATCGTCAATCAGACCACCTGCCACTGCCGCCTTTTCGAATTCCTTCTCCATCAAGGGCATATCGTAGCCCATCTGCTCGGCAACATACCAGGAAGGTACGCAGTCCGCGCCCGATGCTAGCTTGGCCATTACCTTGGCCGTCTTGTCCGCACCGATGAAGACGAAGCTGATGTCGAAGAACCTAGGGTAGTCGTTGATCGCATAGACCTTACGCCCATCCTCAAGAATTTTGTTGAGCTGATTCTTGAGATGGGTGCAGTAGTCGTTGCGGGTGACAGAGATACCCCGAATGGGGTTCTTACGATGGAACTCGAGTACCGCAGCACCAGCTGACTTGTGTCTGCTTGGCTCATAGGTGGCCTGTGCATCCCTGTATTTCGCCCAGTCTGTGCAGACAGAACAGATGTCGTAGGGGACCTTGCAGTTGTGGACCGCAAGTCCTTCCACCTGGTAGCTTTCGTCTTCTTCTACCCCGAAGTTGTAGACGTCACCGTCGTAGGGGGTCTCCTCCACAGATTCGATGGGCGTCACCAGGTACGTGACGCCTTCGTATGTGTAGAAGAAGCGCTTGCTGCAAAGTCGATCTGACTTCCCAAAAGGTACGTGAGCCGTCGTCAGCTTCCAGGCTGTGTCAGTCCCGACCCACACCTGAAACTCGACGGTCTCTTTGGGAACAAGCTTCGAAGGTTTGTGAACAAGCTCGTTGACCGAGGCGATCATCCCACAACGGGCCAGAACTAGACGCAGTTGCTCTGACAGCTCCTCCGAGGCAGTAGAGAAGTAGAGAGAGCCCTTGTAGCAGCCACCGTCCCCGTTGGCGTAAGCACCCAAAAGCAGGAGAAGTGTCTCTACGTCAGCACTAATCAGATCGCTCGACAACCTCTTCGTCAGTGCCTTCTCACCACAATGCTGAGAGCACAACTCTGCCAGTGATCTGTCCCAGATGCTGATGTACTTCCCGTTTCGATCCTCTGCGTCGTACTCCGTCACATTCAAGCCCAGCCGCTCCCCTAGCTGGTACAACTCCGCGTGTGTCTGGATCTCCCAGAGATTCGTACAGAACTGAACGGCCATGGGGGTGCCGGCCTTCGTGCGAAGGACGAGCCCTTCGGACAAGTAGTACCCCAGCAGTCGCGCCTGATCAGCTGTGAACCTGATGTTGGTCTTGTAATTGGGAACCGGGATCGCCAGATAATCCCCTTCACACGCCTCATCGGTACGGACCCACTCGAACTGGTACTGGGGAGAGGTAGAACACCCCGCGCAGCCCATCTTGGAGTGGCTGCTGTCCGGAGTGCAGACGTGCTGCTTCCGGCCCCTGTTCACAGTCTTGGGGGACGGGCGGCACTCCATCTGTTCTTGGCGAATGAGCCACAAAGGGTGTTCCCCGGTCAGCACCAGGGCGTCACGATGTCCATACGCCTTGACGTGATAGATCGACCCCTTGTGTGGACGAGCCATCACAGACGTGACCCGACGGGGCCTGCCCTTATGGGTAAGGACGCTATCCCCCTCTTTGATCGTCTCGATGGGGACTCGACGTCCATCGGCACGGAAGACAGGACTCCCCTCTGGGAGGCAGCCCATCGATACGTCTGGGAACATCCCGTGATCAATCTTGTCACAGACATCCTGCGCGCCAAACCTTGCGGCTAGATCTCGATCGATCCTAACCACCAGCTCGACACGTTTCATTCCGTCATGCCAGACCGAGAGCTCCACACGTCCGAAGGACCGGCTTGGGTCCTTGTTGACGTGGTGCTTGTAGGGATGGGCCTGGTAGAAGGTCTCGTAGCCATACACTGGACCAGTATGGATCAATGAGCCTTCTGGGAAGTAGTCCCCGTTGATATTCGAACCCCAGTACTCTCCAGCGCCCAGGGCATTGACGAGCACGTAGATCTTATTCGGGTTGGGCTTCAGGTTCTGGAGATACCGCTGCACCTCGGGTAGGAGAGGAGCGCCACGCTTCTCCATATCGAAGAACGCAGCGGCCTTCTCCATGTCCCCCGGATGGAAGACCTCGACGAGACGCTCACCCTGCTCACTGCGAGCGTGGAATTGGCAAACCTTGACGATCATGGGTTAGTTTGGCCTGCTACCCCGGCGGCGGCGGCCGACATGCGGTTCCATTCGGCTGGATCGTATACGTTCTGCTTTGCGCTAATTGTTCCAGAGCGCCCTGGGAGATTACGTCGAGTTTCGATATGTCCTACTAGCTGCGGTGGGAGCTCGTGTTTCTGTTGCGGAGGCATTATACGGCCCACACCGCCCAGGAGATCGAGAATTGGATGTCTCTTCCCAGCCCCGGCCACACCCTTCTCTGTATCCGCAAGCATCTTAGCCGTACTTGGAGCTACGGCTGGACCTCCTTCGGGTCCGAAGCGGATTGAGTCTCGTACGAATGAGCCAGCCAGAAGAGGATCTTTGGCCATCGTGGGAGAGAGGCGACGCAGAGAGTTGTAGAGCATCTGGACGTGCCGGGCGTCTTCCTTCTGAAGCGATGGGTTCTCCTCAACCATCCTCTGGAAGTCCCGAGCCTTACCAAAATGCTCTCTGATCGCTCCCACGCCCTTGCTGATCCCTAGCCCAGTACCCGCTATCGCAGCGGCGGCAAGGGGAGCCTGAAAGAGCTGCGCAGCAGTCGAGGCGGAACCTCCCTGTCCCGGGCCATGACCAACCAGAGCCCTGCCGAAGTCACCAAGCCAGTTCGCTTGCTTCTGTAGCTCGAGGAACTCTTCGACTGGGTTCATCGCTAGTATCCCTGCTGAGCCAGCTGCTTCTCATACTGGCGCTGCCTGTGATTCGCGATTGCCTGCTGCACTGGGCGGGACTCGTAGACCTTCTTCCCTCCATAGGCGAGAGCCGCTACAGGGGCCAGAGAAGCGGCAGTACCCAAGAGTGGGTGACCCATCGCTGTCAGTTCCGCTCCAGTTGTCTTCGCGCCCTTGGAGACTGCACCGTAGAGCTTTTTCACCCCGCCCAGAACGCCCCCCTCCCCGATCTTCTCAAAGATCTGAGAGTTGCGAAGAATCCAGAACGCCGCAGCTAGTTTGCGCTCCATTACAGACTCCTCAGTTGCGCGTTCACATCCTGGAGCTGCTCCTTCACGATATCCAGCGCGTGCTCCAGCTTGCGGTGCTCCGTGGCGACTTTCGTGAAGGCGATGAATCGATCTACGATCGGATGTGCTGGGTTCGGGGAGCTTCCACTGGCGACCTTCACTAGTGACTTCTCCTGGTCACGCACCCCCATCGTATCGGTCTCAGCCAGATGGCTCCGGACTAGATCCATGGCCTCCTTCGTCAAGGAGGTACGCGGGGAGAAGGCAGACCAAGCAGAGACCACGTCCCCCAGGGACGCACCGTTCATGATCTCTTGTCGGGTAGCTTCGCAGAGGTCCTTCTTCACGTCCCCCAGCAGTACGCCTGAAGAAGCGTACTTGCTCATGATGTCGTCGTGGACTCCTTCCAGACGAATCTTGAGATCTGCGACCTCTTCCCCACGATCGGCACGAGCTGCGTGATCGATGGAAGCTACCTTGGACAGACCACCGTCAACCCCGAAGGCTTCTGCCAGAAGAGCATCCGAAGCATGGGATTTGTAGCTAGTGGTGGGCGGGGCGTACCCGGCTGTCTTGACCTGATGAACAGCGGGAGCAGACCCATCGTTGAGCTCCTTCAGGATGTAGGACGGGTCGGCGGGCCCATTGTCGAAGGTGATGTTACGCATCTCCCCGGCCTTCTCAAACTCCCGGAGGTAGGCCGAGGTGTTGGCGAACTCGCAGACCCGCTTCACCTGCTCAGGGGCCAGCTTGGCGGTCTTGAGGATTTCCACGACCGCATCGTTCAGGGTGTGTGAGCCTTCACCATAGAGAGCGGCTGCGCGCTTTCCCATGGATTCTAGCTGTTCGGGGTCAACATGCTTTGCGGCCCGCTGCTGGGCCAGTCCAAGGGGAATCGCGCCCTGATCGCTCATGCTCTCACCTTTGGTCAATCATAGATTCGCTGTAGCAGCACTGTCAACACAAGGACTTGTGATACCAGCACCCAGTGCATAGTATAGATATCATACGCCAGGCGGCAATGGGAAGCATATGGAGAAAGACTTTGAGATCAGAAAGCTGGAAGCCCGTATCTCCAACCTTGAGTCCCAGGTCACCTTTCTCCTACGTGTAGCTGGGCTGGAGCTGTCCAAGCTGCGAACGGCCCCAGATGAAGAGCTGCTCAAGTACTACCGGGATGCGACCCAACTCCTCGGTCTTGAAGCACGTCAGTTTGCGCCTGAGGTATGTGAACTCTGGGCGGAGCTCTTCTGCCAGCTTTCTGAATTCGAGTTTGTCCGGCTCCAGGAGATTGTCGACTACGAGCACACCTGGGAGCCCTTCTACAACTTGGTCATCCGCATGATGACCGCCGTGAGGCGCGCAAAGGGATTCATGCGCAACGGCACTCTGAAGCAACTCTACGCCTACCTGGAAAAGGGCCGAAAGAGCCTTCGTGACTCTGCCGTGATAATGATCAAAAAATCTGACAGACCCCAGGAACTGCCACAAGTGGCGCAGACGCTCTTAAAAGACAACCTGATCGCAGTCTAGGTACCCCTGCCCATACCAGTGTCCTTGATCGCCTGGATGATATCGGGGCGCGGATGCTGGATCATCGAAGCGAGCAAACAGTAGAGGATGGCGTGAAACGTATCGTCTGTCTTTCCCGGCGCATGCTTGAACTCCTCCATCCTCAGGCGATTGTTGTACTCACTAAAGATGTTGAGCACGTCTTGGCCGTGAGGTTCCCTGAAGTCATCCCAGCAAGGTAGATCGATCAGCTTCTTCTTGAGAGCGGAGAACATGTCACTCATCACTTCGGAGCGTTGGCACATGTACCGCTGGAGATTGGGCTCCCAGTAGATCTTTTTCTTCTGCCTGGGGTTGTACTGGTACTTGATGACCTTGTTTGCCCCGAACCTCTGGATGAGGGTCTTGTTGTTGTGGAAGCCACCGCCGTAGTCACAGCCAATGACCTGTACCTGTAACTGCGTGATCATTTGGGAGATGAGGTCCAGCTGCCGATCTGGCTCGAGGTCGGGTCCGGTAAACCGATGAACGTAGAAGATGGAAAAGTTGGTCGATCCAAAGTACCCACCGAGAGCGATCACTGTGTACGACCGCTCTCCCGTGCCCCAATCTATGCCAGCGTAGATGGGTCGGCCTTGTGCCAGGCGGCGGAAGTTCTCGATGTCAGTGAGACGAATGTGTGGTCGGCAGCAAGCCTCAAGCTGAGCCTTCGTGATGGGCCGATTCCCGGAGTCGTAGGATAGCCCGAGCTTCTCGTTCATAAACTGAGCGCGAGGGTAGTGCTCCTGTGCTTCCAAGATTTCTACCCAGTCCACCCAGGGGACCATGATTTGGGGGATGCGATAGCCCTCGAAGGTTACCTTCTCTACATTGTTCTCCGACCTGGGATTCATCGAGGCCCATCGAGCCATCGGATGAGCTGCGCTGATGGGTTCCTTACACTGGTCGCAGATCAATCCTTTCTTACCGATGTTCTTCTCCCCCAAGATGTTCCAGTGCCAAGACGAGGGATTGTTTGGCGTGCCGTGCCTATCACACGGAACTACCCACTCATTCTGAGTGGAGAACTCCTGCCAGTAGTGCTCGAGCGTGTTGTCCTCAGACTTTGGGGTGCCCGAGTATATGAAGAGCTTGTAGTGAGAGTGGAAGGCGCACTGCTCGATGATCGGGATGTTGTCTACGAGAATGTCCTGTAGCTCGTCGATGCAGATCAGATCTGCTGGGATACCACGAACTCGGTCAGCCGTGAGGTACGCATAGCGGAGTCTGATCTGTGAGAAGTTGATGAACTTCTTGAAGAACACCGCCTGGTTGATCTTGGTAGTGGTGTACGCCTTCAAGAGTGGCGAGCTCTCGATGACGTCCTTGATACGGTCTACCGAGAATACCTTGGCTTGTTCAGCAGAGGGAGCAACGAAGAGGGATCGGAAGTTGTTGGTCAGGGCGGAATAGCAGAGCAGCCTGTTTCCCAAGGTGGTCGACTTCTCAACCTGACGTCCGCACTTCAGTAGTACCTTGTCCGCACTGGTGTCGTAGATCCGCCGGAGGTAGTCACGCCCCTCGAACTTGAAGTCTGCGATCCTCCCCGCCTCGGGGATACGGATCGAAGTCTCAGCGAATTGGGATGGCTTGATGTCATATATGAACTTGGATGCATCCAGGCCCATCAGATCTTCGATGGTTGGATCTTCCGGCTCGGAGTCAAACCCGTAGTCTGTGGGGTTGCCCTCCTCATCGTAGTCGAACCAGGGTTCAGAGTTTCCCCGGTCGATGGACCAAGAGAGGGGGATGAGCTTCGCTTCTTTGAGTATGGCCGCTTCTGCCAGGCTGATGACTGCCACTGAAACCCCGCTCACTCAAAGGTATAAGAGTACAGAGTCCCGTCAACTGGCTACAGAACGTGGACTCATTGCCGGCGCGTCCGTAGTCGCTCCCAATCTCCTCGCCCAGCTAGAGAGATCTGCGGACACTACTGTGTGCCGGCCATGGTAGCGCCCACAGATCTCTCGAGAGCGGTGTGTCGTCCGGCGAAAGCCGGACCTCACTTAGCTCTGAAGCTGATCTGCTAGCCTCTTGATGGGCTGGGCGTATTGATCGGCCGTCCACTTCGTCGGAGTCTCGAGCGCGGGCATGGCCACAGACCAGCTGTCCACCTCGAGGTAGTAGTCGATCTTGAAGGTCTGGTATCGGAAGCAGTCCTTGATGACGCGCTCCAGTAGATCCTTGAAGGCTGGTGGCCAGGGATGCTTCTCAAGAGCCTCATTGGCCTCAGCAGAGATCCGCTGCTGCTCGCTCTGAATGATGCCTGGGGCAGCCATGTCCCGGGTGACGTCCATCCTCTTCTGAGCATCATCAAAGATCTGCTTCCGATCTCTCATGTAGAAGTGGTAGAGAAGAAGCCCGTCCTTCTCTACCCAAGCTCCGATGATGCTCTTGCACTCCACCCAGTTCAGCTCGGGGACACCCTTCTGGACTGCCCCCGCCATGTTCTCTTCAGAGTTCGGCATCGCGGGCAGTCCACGCTGCTGCCACTCCTCGTCACTCATCCAGAACGGCTTCTTCTTTGCCACTGTCTCAACCATCGTCGTCCTCCACGACTCGTGTGTTGGCCAGCTCCTCACCCCTGCCGGTACCTGCACCAGAGAAGCTATAGTTCGGACCTGCGACGGCCTCGATCGACTCTGTAGGCTCAGAGTCCTTCCGCAGGCGGAACTTGTCGAACGCAGAGAGCACATCCTTCAGAGCAACATCGCTCTGGCGCATCTCATTCTCTGCATCCTTGATCACGTCCATGTAGTTCTTCATCATCTTCGAGTGCGCCAAGGTCGCAGGCTGTCTCTCGACCTCGAGCACCTTCAAGAAGGCGATGTCCCTCATCCTGCGAGCCACGATGCCCGTGTTGAGTGTGGAGGGAGGCCCACTCAACCCTAGTACCCAAGGCACCAGAGCCTGGGCCACGTCAGGGCTAACTCTGAGGACGGCAGTACTGTTCGCTGCGTTCGGCCTGACCTCTAGATACTCCACCCACTCGTGCATTGGGAGGAGCTTCTTGTTCCAGAAGTAATGCCCGAATGCTTGCACTCCCTCTACCGTAAGAGCCACGGCGTGGTGCTTGTTGAGCCGCGTCACCACCTCTTCCACACGGAGAGGGGAGAGCAGGAGCTGTTCAACGTCCGCTCGCAACTGCGGAGCGGACAAGATCTCGTACGCCTCCTTCACATGGGGAGTGGGGTACCAGAGATCGTAGATGCCCTGCTTCTTGAGGTAGTCCTTGGTGGGCCCATCCTTTTGTGCTGGCTCCCAGGGATCTGGGAAGGGCTCCATCTGAAGCTGAAGACGCCGTATGTATTCAGCGGTCAAGCCCTCTAGGCGGAAGTCCTCGAGCATCCGCAGAATGGTATTGGGCTCATGATCGCGTTGCGAGATGAGGAACCTGATAAAGAACTCGCTTGGCGAGTGCACAATCATGACTACGCCTGTGACGTCGTGCCCAGAGTCTTCAGCCCCGCGACTACCTTGTCGAGATGAACCAGGGACTTCTGAAGTGCCCCTTGATCTACCGAGCCCAGCCCCAGGCGGGAAGCCAGGAGAAGCTCGGACAGCTTCTGGATGGTGCATTCGATCTCCGGGATGTAGCTGGCGAAGATCGAAAGATTCTCCGGATTGAGGAACCCCACCGACAAGATCTTGTCCACCGCAGTTGGATCTTCGAGTGGTGTGGCTTCCTTCAGTAGGTCTACACGCAGGTCTGGCAGATTGGACAGTACCTTCTTCGCTGCGGTCTTGGCAGCAGCATACTTCTCACGAAGCGTGTGGATAGGCTTGGCGTTGAACCACGTCTCGTACTGACCCTGCTTTCGCAGGTTGACGAAGGCAGTCTTGATCTGCTCTGGATTTTGACCGAGGATGGAAGCGAGGAACACAGCGTCATCCAGGCCTAGGAACTGCGTCGGCATCACACTCGCCAGCTTGTCGATTTCCGAGCCCTCGAACTTGAAGCATGTCCCGTCCGAGAACACACGAACAGCGGTCTTCTGCATCTTTGCCATGGCGTCCTGAAGATAATCCTCCGGGCTGGCAGCAAGCTCGGTGATGTTCTCGAGAGGCATGAACCCACAATCCATCGGGATACCGAAGTGACTCTCCCCAATGGGGCTGACTTCCTGAAGACCCTCCACCTTACTGATCTGAAGATGTTCCCCCATCACTGTCTCGCACATGTACGCGAGCCCTTCGGGTGTTTCCATCTCCGACTTCACTAGCGTAGGTACGAAGGCCACGGAGCCGCTGTCGGACGAGTAGTAGAAGCACCCATTCCCCTGCGGTGGGACATCGATCACGTCCGTCTGCTTCGCTACTGGCACCCCGGCGATGGCTTCCTGCATCGCACCCTCACTGCCGTTCGAGAACACGGCCAGCGGGAGAACCTCCCCTGTGAAGGCCATGACGTGCGGGAATACCCAACCGACCAACTCACGGTTGTCGTTCAGGGCCTTGACCTTGTAGATGCCGAAGGCATCGGCGACCTTGATCTCGATGTCGGTGAGGGTATCCTTCATGGCAGGCTGAGAGTTGATGGTGGTCGTGCCGTCTGCCTCGACCTTGCTTACTAGATCTCCACCCAGCGCACCCGTTGCCTCCGGTCGGGACATCGTCTCCTCGGTCGGCGCTAGAGCGTCCGGGTTGGCCTTCTTCACGAGGAACCCGCCATCTACCTTGCTCACCTGGATGACCGTGGGCTGGATGGCCTCAGCCACCTTCCGAAGGTAGGACTCCGGCGTGGATGCTTCCACCCCCGCAAGCTTGGCCATGAAGGGAACCATGGCTTCGTTCGCGAACACCGCCGTTCGTAGAGACACATCGTGGTTGAGCTGGCTGGTGAGCTGCTCGACGTGCGCCTTCTTGATCGTGGGGAGGATGGCGTCCATCAGAAGCTCGGGCTTGGCCGACGATGCTTTCTCCACCCCACCCCCGCCGCTCGCTCCCACATCCGCGATCATTGGACCTCTGGCTCCACCGTACTGGCGGGTCGGTGGGTACAGCTGCTCGACCATGGAGAGATCTCCAGGGCGCTTGCGGATGGAGTCGAAGAGCGCAGGACGAAACAGTGCGGTCCTCACCCTCTCCTCCGTGAGCGGCTCGACGGAGCCGTTGCAGAGGAACAGGTCCATGGGGGCAAGCCTGCCATCCCGGATGATGGTGGGGACAATGATCTTCTGCCGACCCAGCATCTCCGGTGGCGTGGAATCATCCCGTGGATTGATGGCGAGTTTGTTCGTGAGCTCGACCCTGCCCATGGCATACCGGCGATCTGGATCTACCGTATCCAGCACCACCTTCGGAGCATAGTCACTCGTGAAGGGGGCCTGCTTGAAAAGCTGGTCCAAGATCTGTTGGGGCCACTGGTTGGGATCTTCCCCCATGAGGGCCTCTTGCCCTAGCTTCACAAACGTCAGCTTCTTGTCGAGAAAGAGGTCCATCATCATCTCCTAGAGAACCTTTATGGACTTACTGATCAAGTCCTTGGTGCCTGCTGCCTGTACTGGAGGCAGTGTTGGTATCGTACCACCACCTGGGTCAGGCATTGCTTTTACCATGTGCGTGTGGCCAGCCAGCCATGCTGCCAATTTTAGCCCAAGTACGGCTGGCTCGGAAGCACCTGCCCCACCAAGTAGTAATTGGGGGGCAGAGATCACTTTGGATGTGGACCAAGTCTCTTGGCTCACAGATCCCTGCTCCTTACTCACTCCACCAATCTTAATATCCGAATCACCCGTGATGTTGGTGGTGTCGCTACCCTGAATCTTCGTCGTGCGAGAACCAGAAATTGTAGTCGTGAGGCTGCCCTTGATCTCTTCCGTCCGGTCCTTGGCCTGCATAACGTAGGAGTTGCCGGCCTTGTCCAGCCGGACTACGTAGACAGGGGTCCCCTCTACCTCACCTGTGTCAGGCTTGATTTTCTGGGGTGCTATCACCAGCTCAATGAAGGTCTTGTCGCCACCTGGTGGCTTCTCGGCCTCTTCTAGAGAGCCGATGCTGAGCTTGATTGATGCCTTCTTGTCTTGAGCGAACTCACGTGTCGTAAGTACGAACTCGGTCGGGGCGTTCCCTTCTGGATCATTCTCCTGCCGCTGGACTGACCAGTTCAGACTGCCCGCTGCGGTGTTGAGCTCGTAGTTCTCACTGAAGTCCCGGATGTAGTTCAGGAGAGGAATGTAGGCCCGCTGGCAGATGTTGGTGGCGCCAATCTGAAGTACACCACCCCGCCGCAGGATGACAAAGTTCTCATCCCGACCCTGCCAGTACATGTCTCCAGGGTTCAGGATGGGCCTGCCACCACGGAAGCTGGCATTTGTAGGGTTGGTGGTCTCCGCAGGCTCCGTCGATCCCCCAGACGAAGTGGTCTGTCCAGGGGTGATATCCGTGGAAGTCTCCACGCCAGGGTCGGTCAGCTTTTCGTCAAGGTATTTATCAACCCCGGCCCCCTCGAGCTCTGGCCCACCAAGAAATCCTATGACGAAGGGGGAATCTTGATCAGAAGGGAAGCATACGCAACAGATCGCCCCCACTTCAGGCACGCAGGTGAAACCCTCCCCGTTGTTGTAGTGGAAGTAGGGGGCCATCACCTGGAGGTCTGTGATCTGTTTGCCACTGTACTGAGAGACCCAGTCCACCGTCATGTTGCGAACGTTGACGTTGGCGATCACGCCCGTCTCAATAACGGCGGCACCTGTGCCACGTGTGGCCTTGGAATTGGAGAAGGTATCTGCCAACCTAGATCCCCGGTAGTGTCTGACCACTGATGTTGGAAACCTGCTGCGACACATCCGGGCGTAGCGGACCTTCAAAAGCACTAAGCCCCTTGGTACCCTTGGCTAGGTTGGCGGCTCGGCGCTGGAGGAGAGCCCCTCCTGCTACACCAGTGGCCCCGCCTACCACTCCGCCCTTCACAGCTCCACTCAGGCGATGGCCCGGTCCACCAGCAGCAGCCCCAGCAACCACGCCGGGAACAGCACCGACGGCGAAGCGCTTGGCGTGCGTACCCAGGGTGGAGCCAAGGACGTTCTTGCTCCCCCAGCCACTCAGGGTCTTCCCAAGCCCGCCCCAGTCCACACCGATCTTCTCAAGCTCATCCAAGAACGCCGCTTCCATCATTGCTACCTTATCCATGTCAGTACCTCTGCTGTTGCTGTGGTTGCTGCCCACCCAACAATTTGTGTCCGGCGTAAAGACCACCACCAGCAATCGCTGCTGGCTTGGCTACCATTCTGCCAACGCCGCCGACTCTGGCGCCGAGGGCGAAAGCGCCGAGTCCTTTCTCTTTCGCGCCGAGGCTGTTCGCTATGTTACCGCTTTCTTTCCAGACATTGGGGGCACTCTTCAAGGCAGTACCCATGCCCATTCCTGTACGCTTCATGCTGCTACCGGCAGCCCCCCAACCCTTAGCTAGCCCTCCCAAAAAACCGGGGAGAGCAATCTTCTCCAGCTCGTCTAGAAAAGCAGTCTCCGTGATCACGTTCACGTCAGTACTCCCAGTGCTTGGGGCCCTTGCCAAACTCCGCCCCGTACACAACAGGTGGGATTGGATGCTTGCCGTGCATCTTCGATGTCCATCCCTCTTGCGCCGCCTCGGTGACAGTCTTCGTGATGTTCTGGTGATTCATTCTGGCGATCCAATCCTCCTGCATGTCAAGAGGAAGGACGTTGACACCACGGAGCACAGGCTGGTGTAGCACAGGCTTACCCGTCTTGGGCATCTGCCTGTTGATGTTCGCGACCAGAGATGTCGGGGCAAAGTCTCCGCGAATGAACCCACCATGACTGCCAGGGTCATCGATCTTGGTGAGGTTCGTCAACGCTTTTACCACAACCTCCGTGTTCCTACGGCGGATACCGTGCGCTCCATAGATCTTGTGCAGTTCCCCCGCTAGGTACCCCTGCACCGGCTCGATACCTGTAAGAGGTAGCATCTCGTGGGGATTGATCGGACCACCAGAGATCGGGGCCCCCTTCTTCACCTCAGTCCCACGCTTGAGTATCTCCCCTTCAATGGCGGGGATACCGCGACTCTGTGGGACGTAGTGCCTCTGCCCCCCAATGTAGACACTGTGCCCTCCAGCTGGGTCCTTCTCTACCTTCTCCACTCGCCCGCTCATGGTACTTAGCGTAGCAGATCCAGGCAGCGTCTTCGGGAAGAGAAGTAGGTTCTGCACCCGCTCAAACTCATCCACGAGACCTTCCTTGGATGCAGCAGTGCCCCCCGTGTGAAACGCTTTCATCGCAAGCTGTGTGGCGCGCTCCCCCAATGCTTGTCCCGCCATCACTCCTACGTTGGTGCCTGCCTCCGGATGCCTGCCATCTTCTGTCAAACCGAAACACTTCTTGCAGATCCCAGGACCATGCTGGCAACGAAGAGGTGAGCGGACCATAACCCTCCCCACCTTGTTGTTGCGAAGCGTGCTCCGGATATCTGGCGTGACTAGGGTCCCGGCTGGGATGATCTTTTTGCCTACCTTCACGTCCGCAGCAAGATGCCTGTCTAAAATGTCCTTCTCATCCACATGCAGCGCGATGCCCTTCGTGGTACCACAGTCATCATCGACGATGATGTTGTCCATCACCGAGTTCATGACCTGCTTGGAGATATACCCAGGCTTCTGAACCTGCTGCACCTTCTGAATGATCCCTTTGCGTGCCCCAGACATGGAGGTCCAGTAGTCAGCGATGTCCAACCCCTCCGAGTAGGACTTCGTGACAGGGTGCGGGATGGTCTCGCCCTTGGCATTGGCGATCAACATCGGGGCAACTTTGATCTGTCGGAGAGCATCGTCTCCAGGCTTGATGCCAGCCCTGGACATGACGAACAGGTTGCTTCGGGAATCGGGGAGTGCCTTGAGTTGCTTCTGCAACTCCTGGGTTGCCTTGCCATAGATCTGTATGGCTTTGGCGTCACGTTCATGAGGAGTCTTGGCTTTGATCTGTGCTACCTCCGCATGGGCCTTGTCCAAGACTAAATCCCTCAGTTCCCTCTCGGGCTTCGTGTCCTCCATTCCAATGCTGAAAGCGGACTGGGTGGACCATCGGTTCCCAAGGTCCTTCAGCTTGTTCACGACGATGCCGTAGTCATTCCGGTGGTCTTTGGCTAGCTGCTCGAGTAGACGGCCTTGCCCACCTCCGTCTAGCGGCTCCTTGCCCTTGAGGAAGTCCGCTCGCATGGCTTCCGGCAATGCTGCGGAGAGTAGAAACCTACCAGCAGTGGAAGAGAAGGCGCCCACCTTCACCTGATCGTTGTGTTTCAGGCTACCTTTGAGAAGCGCCTCTTCCATTTCAGGTACTGTCTTGAATGATTTGCCTGTCTTCGTGCCGACAGTGGTCAGGCCGTAAAGTCCGAGCTGTGACTCGTGGGTGGGTCGGTACATCAGATCGCCCGTTGATGGGCTATACAGATTGCGTGAAGGAAGCATCTTGTACGCTTCACTTACCGCGTCTGTTCCTACTGGGACGAAGGCAGACATGGCATCCCCGTCGAAGTCCGCATTGAATCCGGACGTGACGAGGGGATGGATCTGGACGGCCTTTCCCGCTACGATCCTGGGCTTGAACGCCTGGATACCATACTTGTGAAGTACGGGGTCTCGCTTCAAGAGCACAGGGCGAGCTTCCATCACCCGCTCGAGCGCCCTGGATACCAGTGGGCCGCCTTCTTTGATCTGCTTCTGCGCTTCGAGTGGGCTCACCCCGGTGAGTCCCCTGATCTCCCGGATGACGAAGGGCTTGTAGATCTCCATCGCCGCCGACCTTGGGAGCCCTACCTCGTCCAGTCCCATCCCCGGCTCGGGGATAATGGTGGAGCGCATGGAGAGATCTTGCTTCCGCTGAGTCAGCTTCTTCTGGAAGTATCCCTCCTTCGGGCTTCCAACTTTCTGACCCGTCCCCTTTCCTCCCTCACGCTCCGGTCGATGCCCCTGGATGATGTCCAACACGCCACGTGCTTCTCGATTGGCGTGGCCACCCAGTCCAGTCAATGAGCGCATCCCATCGTAGATGTCAGCACGAATCTCGTGCAGCTCGCTCTGTGGAAGTAGGGGAGATGCACCCTCCAGCCTACTGGCTGACAGACCAATGCCTTTGTACATATGGTTCAGGTCGTCGTAATTGATCTCCCCGTCTGGCCGTTGTGACAGAGGACGCATGATGGGCGGTATGACCGGGATGTACTTGGTCATGTACGCCTCATGAGGAGTCAACCCTGCGTTCTGTAGCGCCGATAGGTATCGAACCTTCTTGCTGGCTTGATCTAGGCGGTTGCCCTTGAGGTTGGGATTATCCAACGCCTTCTTGGCTGCCTCGAGCTGCTTAGGTACATCGATGCCTTGGAGGAGTCGAGAGAACGCCTTACCTGCGGTTAGGTGACGCTCTGTATCATTCGTCAGGGTCCCCTTGGTTGGATCTACGGCCAATCTTCCAGCGATGATGTCGTCGTACTGCTTGCCCGTGACACCCACAAGCGATTGGATCGCACGTTCGAAGAGCGGATTCGGCAACGCCTCCGGCAACGTTAGATGCGCCCACTTCGTCCCGTCATGTCCCCCCGTCACATGAGGGTCGAACAGTCCGCCCTTCTCCTCCTTCAGGTCTTTGGCCCGGACCATCTTCCCGGCGTCCTTGATGGCACCATTGCTCATCTCCAAGATCTGTTTATCCGTGAATGGGATGAGCTGAAGATTGTTCCCGTCCTTCTTGGCGTTCAGCCCGAGGACATTCAGGTACGCGATGAACTTGTTGTACGCGAACGTAGGACGCGGAGCAGGCAGTGGCTCGCCAGCCTGTAGGGCGGCCCAGAACTCATCACTCTGGGCTGCATCACTCTTGATCGTCTGCATCTCGCGCAGGTTCGCCTTCGCTCCATGTGCAAGCATGGAGTAAAGCCCCAGCTGACCAAGTGCTTGGGCACCATGAGGTCCGCCGCCCTTGGGTACGAGGTTCCGATCGTAGGTGTACCCGGAACCGCCAGCTCTGGAGACGAGCTTCTTCTCCACCTGGTGCTTGAGCTTGATGATGTGTTGCGGCCCAACCAGGATTGAGCCGAGCTCTTGTCCTGTGGTGGGGTCTACCACGACCTCCTTGTCTGAGATCCCATGCTTCTTCAGGTCTGCGGTGACCACGGCGTGGAGGTCCGTGTTGGGGGTGAAGTTCTTGATGTAGTACGTTGAGCCTGTCTTCTCCGCGATCTTTCCAGCCGCAGTCTCCAGCACCTGACCCAGGTTCACTCGACCAGGTATGCCAGTGGGGTTCATCAGTACGTGAACGGGTCTTCCATCCTTGGTGGCGGGCATCTCAAGATCTGGAATGATCTTGGTGATGATGCCCTTGTTGCCGTGCCTGCCAGCCAGCTTGTCACCGATCTCAGCGGGCTCGAGCGTCTTGATGTGGACCATCGCCTCCTTACCTCTACGTATGACCTCCGTGACGACCCCCGGATAGTCAGACTCCCACTTCACACTGGAGTCGAGGTAAGGCTTCACCAAGGACTTGTGAAGACGGGCAAGCTCCTTGTCCTCCATCCGCTCCTGCCGCTTGCGCAGCGCAGCGATCAGAGTATCTCCGGGGAGTACCACCTCACCGGGCTTGATGACGCCTCCGTCATCTAGCTTCCGGACCTGCTCCCGAGTCATAGCCTGAGGAACATAGGAGCGGAACTTCTCAGTGTCCAGAATGTGGGTCTTGGGATCTATCGTAAGCGATGCTCTATGCAGGTGCTCGCTGGACAGGTCTTTCGCCGCCGATTCACTGATGACGACTCCGTCCTCGTAGTTGTACCCCTTGTAGGGCATGTACCCGACGCGGAGGTTCGTCCCCAACGCAAGGACTCCCCCCTTGGTGAAGTTGGTATCAGCCAGCGGCTGGCCCTTCTTCACCTTGTCCCCCACCTTCACGAGCGGGGTGGAATGCAAGAACGCCTTGTCTGCATTCAGAGGGAAGTTGTCGTAGATCTGTTGCTCGATCAGCTTTCCTCCAGCCGTCTTGATGGTGATGCCGTCTGGCTTGATCTTTACAACCTCTCCATCATGCCGGGAGTCATGTCCCGCGAAGGTGCCGACGATGCGATCGAAGGAAGACTTCCCGGCCAGGCTCTGCACTAGCGGTTGCTGTCGAGCGGCAAGAGGAATGGCCTGCTCCATATGCCTACCGGCCATCGTGCTTCGGTTCGGGTGATCAGCAGGCATGAATGGGATCAGATTGGATGCGATCGAGAACATCTGAAGGGGGTCCTTCATGATGTACTGCGCGTCCTTCAGAGAGCCTTGGACGATCTCATTACCCACCCCACTGATCTTGACACTCTTCCCTGTGGGTACTGGCTTGCTCCCTTTCCACTCTACCTGGTCCGGCAGTACGAATCTGGTAGTCATCGCCTGCTCAGGATTCAGGCTTTCCATCTTCCCAGTCTTGATGTTGTGCATGCGGATCAGTACGTCATGACCCTGCTTCTTCACACCAAGAGGAAGACGAAGAGTGACACCCGTGGACTGACCTTCAGGTGTGTGGATAGGGTCAAGGAACCCGAGGTGGGATGGATCAACTAGCTTGGCTTCCTCTGAGATCTTATGTGCGCTCTTGACGCCGCCCTCCCCGGTGATGGTGGTCTTGAACTGACCAGAGATCATTTCTAGCGGGTTGGTCTGCTCTGGGATGTTGGCCAGCGTGGTGCGGTACATCGTGCGTACTGGCTTCTGGAAGATGTCGGGGCCCACCACCTCCCGTACCTTGGTCTTTCGATCTAAGTTGTTCTGGATCTTACGCATGATGTCCCGGCTGTGTTGTTGGATGCGCTCGGACATGAAGTCCTCAGTCGAGTGCAGCTCCTTGAACATCAGCGAGTCTCGTGAGTCTGGCTGAGCCTTTCCTTGAGAGATGTGAAGCAGCTTGGTGGCAGCATCCATGAGCGCTGGAGCGGTGACAGACTTGTATTCCTTGCCCAGCGTGATGCGTGTTGTTGCGGGCAGTAGAGCCGTACCTGCGAGCGTCTCGTGTAGATGCAGACGTGCTTGATCTACGCTATCAGCCTTCTTTCCTGTGGCCGCTTTGTAGAACTTCAGCAAGGCCTGGTCGGAAGTGTGTGGGTTAGCTCCCGCGATATCCTTGCCCCACCTGGACTCGATCTCGTCCTGTCCAACACCAAGCTCCCGCAACAGTGGGCGCAATGGAATGTTGGATGTTCCGTACTCCATCGTGAACTGACGTGACTGGGGATCGAATCCGAGATTGAAACCACGACCCTTGGCCAAGTTGAACTGAGACTGGAGCTCCCCATTGTCCTTTACTCTAGCGTACACCCCAGACTTCAGTCGCCACTGGTTATCGATCTGATACTCTTGCCCGTCCACAATGTGGGAGTAGCGACGAGTGTACTTTGGCAGGCTCATCAGCTTCAGCTTCTGCTGATCAACTACCTTGCCTGTCACGTTGTCCTTAAGCGCGACCGTAGCTTCCACGGGCACGGCCCAGGTGCGGCCATTGACCTTCGCATCTTTCTGAGATCGAATGTCGTCAATGTGGAGATCGTCGACGACGTTGACATTCTTCAATTCGAGGGTGTGCTTCTTCCCAACGATGGGGAAGAGGCCATCGACTGTTTTAGTCACCCTTTCCTTGAGGAGCTCGAACCCCTCTTCGGGTGAAAGACGAGCCATGTGGCCGACTCCTATGTGTGCTGGTCTAAACTAGCAGATCGATGGGCACTCAAGCAACCCCGAACGTGGGTATAAGGAAGGTGGAGAAGGAACGCGTGACTAACTAACTCACAAAGGAGAGTGCAATGCCGCCTGAAGAACCCGAAGATACGGGATCGAGTCTCGAAGATCTGGAGGAGATGGTAGACGGAGAGATCGAGGACTCTGACACGGACAACAACGACGGCGACGAGGAGTAGTGCTGCTTCACATCTTCGTCTTGGCCGCGCTGGCCGTCTTCCTTGAGGAGATGGCTGCGGAGGCCTTTGCAATTCACAGAAGCCTCCAGGCTGACGGAGAAGTGGGGTCGCGAAAGCATCCCAACAATGAGTGAGACAATCTTTGTTATCAACCCGAGCTTTGTCTGCCCCTTTTGCGGAGAACGCTTTGGGGATGACGAAGAACGGGAGCTGGTCTTGATCGAATCTGGCCAGCTCAAGCCCATGAAGAGGGACCCAGACTGGCTGGTGTTTCTCTCCGACCACGACAACGAGCACGATACGAAGCTCCAGAAGGAGGCGGTGGTGGAGTACTACCACGCAGACTGTCTCATAGATCGAATGCGTGGATGTGAATGGGGTAGCAATGCTCCGCATGCGTGCGATCTGTGCGAGGGGTCTTTCCACCGCTCACGCTGGGCGTTTCGTATCCAACTGGGTAGGTACGACAAAGAAACATCCTGCTTCGTGCCTATCGAAGACGTGAACAACGAGGCAATTCTATGCCCAAATTGCCTCGCAGAAGGATTCGGAGAAGGTGATGTGGAGGAGGGAGAACTCCTCTTGGGCATAGCAAGGTGATGTGATGAAAGAAGGTGCTGGCTTCGTCCCAGTTCCAGAAAGGGGGATTCTGACCCGAGACGACCTGGACCAGATGTGTCACTTCGAGCTGGATGAGTTTCACAACGCGTACCTATCCAGCCATGCCATCAGTAGGTCCGACGGGACAGGGCTGTATCTGGTCTCCGTGAACCCCGATGGGGTACGGAAGGCGTCGAAGGACTGGCTCTACGTCTGGCACCCACGGGCCGTAGCTCGGGCCCTTGTGGAGCGCTACGAGCTCTCCGAGGAAGAGCCCGAGGTCTCACTAAGGAAGCTCGTCCAGCTGCTCAAAAACGGCAGAGCAGCTGGACACAGATGTCTAGTCAGGCAAACAGAGGTGTATGCCCTTCGGGTAGAGAATCTCCGGAGAGAACACGATGAGTCAATGGCGGATCGACAGTTCCGCCTAGAAGAGGAGAGGATTAAGAAGGAGTGCTAGATGAGCGCAGACTCGGGTCCACGTCGTGCGGGCTTCTGCTCCGGCAGAGGACGTGCGGCGTCGGACCCAGCCTGGGTGGGGCCGTTGCCCCCGCTCATCATTAGCCCCAACACCACATCATGCAGCTCTGGGTTGTGCTGCTTGAGCTGGGCCAGAGCCTGGGGTCTTTGGAAATGATCGAGGCCACTGATCTTATCTGCGATCTTCCGCCCCATCAAAAGTAGGTCTACGTTCTGCTTCCCCACTAGATCTTCCCCCGTGGTAGAGGGAGGGACAGGCTGAACGGAGCGAAGAGTCAGCGGAGATGTGATCTCTTTCGGGGGCTCCAAAAGATCTGGCCTACGAGGAGAGGCCTGCATGTCTGGGTTCGGAGGAGGAGGCTCGCCACCCTGCTGAGCAGCCATCTGCTGCTGTTGCATGTCAGACTGTATCTGAGCTTGGAAAGCGGCCTGGTCCTTCCCCATCTCGTTCTGGAGCGCCATCTGCTCCTTCATCTGATGAGCCTGGCCCTTGCCCTGCCACTTTGCCTGGATCATGGCGGCCTCTCCCTGAATCTCTGCCTGGAGAAGCTGTTGCTTCTTCAAGACGGCTGCTCTACGAGCAGCCTCCCGCTCCATGATCGAGTCTTCCTTCTCCGCATCGTAGTCCGCGTCCGCAAGGAGACTCTCGTCCGAGATCTTGGACGCAGAGTTGAGCTGGAAGAGGTATGCCTTCCTCTGGAGATCGTCCGCCATCTTGAAGGGCTTGAAGCGCGTACGCACCGTGGCCCAACCAAGATACGCAGACGTCCTTTTGACAACCCACTTGAGCAGGGAGATGTGATCTTGGAGATAGCCCAGGAAGGTGTTCTCCAGCATCCTGAGTGCCACGTTGCTGCCAGAGTAGCTGAGCCCACCGAAGATGAGCTCAGTAGGTACGCCCATGCCAGCTACGATCTGCTCACTCCACACACGTACTTCTTGACTGAGCAGGAGTGCGCGACCGTCTCCTCCGATAGTCTGGTTCCCTATGGGGAGAGGCATGATGGGCATGTAGTTGTTGTCGGCTCTCCACCTGCGGATCTCAGAAGCGACCTGGTCCCTCCAGTCCTGGAGGTTCACCGTCGTGTATGGATCACTCGTTGCGCTGCCAGCCTGTGGGAAGAGAATGCGGAGAGGGACGATGTGCTCGAGCGCGATGGCTTCCTGTGCTTTACGCAAGATCTGAAGGTAGAAGGTGTCCTTCAGAACAGGAAGAATCATGGGTGTTCCCCAGCCTCGGTCCTTCCCGGCCAGGGTCGGGCGCTTGAAGTGGTAGATGTTCTCCTTGGAGAACACCACCGCCTTCTTCTGCTTCAGCGCCTCGATGAAGAGCTGCGGCACAGATTCCACCGTGCTCTTCTTACCCATGATGATGTCGTTCTTGAGGGTCGTGGGGATCTCATAGTAGTACTCGTAGTCCCCAGTGATCTCGTTGTACCTGATGTCCACGTCCTCCGGGTTCCACCGGAGTAGACGGATACCACGAGGTGCCTTGACGTAGTGATCGTCCACCTTGAAGGGGCCATGGTGGCCACACTTGCAGGAGGAGATGAACTGGAAGTTCTGGAAGCGGTACTCCACTTCCCTAGCTGGCTTCCGGAACTTGCAGTTCGGACACTCGAGGTACTTCACAAAGGGATAGAAGATCGAGACCAGGGCGTTGCCGTAGGTGTGGTAGTCCAGCCCGACTTCGATCTGGAATGAACGATACCGAAGGTGATCGAATAGGTAGTCTCCCCACAGCCGCTTCAGCTCTGGTCTGTCAGAGTCGAAGATGATGTCGGTGATGGGGTACTCCGACATCTTGAAGACGACGGCATTGATCAGTGGGTTGACGAGGAAGTAGTACCGGCACCACCGGAACATCATCTTCACGGTGGCCGGCATGTAGGTGTGGGCGATATCGAAGAACGGACTGGGGTACTGAAGTCCCCAATCTCCCGCCCCGCTCATCCTCCCCCGGATGGGGGAGAAGCGCATCGCACTCTGGCCTACTATTGCGTCGGCTGCCACTGGGCCTGCTCCTCATGCGGGACAACTCTACCCAAACGACGCACTCCAATATCGGCTGCTGCTCCCACCCCCTTGCCCACACTCCCGATCCCACTAGCCAAGAGACCCTGTCCAATCCAACCAGCCCCAGGAGCTAGCGCACCGCCCACCATCCCCGCCATCTGACCCAGACCCTTCTTGTACTTGTTCGGGTCCTCCTCCGAGGGCGTCTTGAGCATACCATGAGCAGCACCTGCAACACCCAGCCCCGTGAGGCCCTTGCCCCAAGCATCCATGGAGTTCCAACGGAGCTTGGCGTAGTCCAATGGGTGCGTGACCATGCCGTGTAAACCACCCGGAGCAGATGCCCAACCCTTCTCGAATAACGCCTTACTGGCTTCGTGCTGCTTCAGAAGCTTTCCCAGACCCTTAGATTGCTTTGGTGTCATGGGACCGTGCATTTCTTGAATAGGACCATGCTGACCTATCTCAGACAGACCAGACGACCCACTGCCCCGAGTCAACATAGATTGAGCTGTGGGATTAGCCGATACAATACCCACGCGCTCCGCCTTGGCTAGATCCATGGGCGCATCACCCCGCCCCTTGCCTGTGAGACCGTACAGCTCGCGCTCGTAGAAGTTGCTCGCGGCTTGACGTGCCCGCTTCCGACCCTCAGAGGTAGCCAAGATTCTACCTCCAGCCACTGCACCTCCTGCCGCCGCCCCTCTAAGTCCAGCCCCCAGAACTCCACCGCGCTGTTGATCGAGATCACCACGAACCTTGTGCTGGAGGATGTTCCCTCCAGCTCCTAGCCCCGCACCCACCAATAGCTGCCGTCCGTACCTTCCCGCCAATGCAGGACGTAAAATACCTGCTGTTGACGTAGCCGCCCGTCCCAGCGTGTCGAGAACTCCGGAAGTCTTCTGAAGCTCGTCAACGAACGCCAGCATCGATCGGGGAGAGATGGCTGTCATTGGAGGAGCCTCAGTTGTTCCTTGAGCTGACGTCTCCGTATCGCCAGGTAGTCAGTGGCTACCTTAAGCTTTGCTACCTGTATATCTACCACAGATTCGTGAAGAATAGGCTCCGTAGCTGACGCCCAGTAGGCATCGGAGAAAGGTGCCACCTCCTGGTACCTGCCCTGCACGGCAGCGATCAGCTTCCCACCGTCCTCTACCTTCAACTCCACGAGGAGGCGTTCGATCTCGTCCTGACAGAACGTGATTGGGCTGGGAGCGTAGAATACGCCCTCATCCATCATGCTGGCAGCAATCCAGTCCTGTACTTCCTGTGAGTACTCCTCCCCCGTGCGTACCATGTCAGCGATCTCCACCGCCGACAAGATCTGTGCGAGGGAAGGTTTCTGGAGCACATGGAAGTCAGGGATGTTGTTGTTCAGCGCCTGGGTGATCCAGCAGAACACCTCCCACTTTGTCCAGAACCACTCGTTGATGTGCAACGTACGTAGCGCCTGGATCTTGGCGCACGTGTGGTCACTGATGGACGGAACGTGGAAGTCGCTCTTGATCTCCCGCCATAGTACCTGAGCGTCCCAGACAAACCAGTCTAGGTCGTAGCGTGCGAGAAGAGCCACGTCGAACACGACGGGGTGTGTGTCGTGATGGACGAAGAGGTTCTTCTTGGTGATGGGCGCCAATCCCACCGGCTCTTTCGGGCCGGTGGTAGACGAGGTGTTGAGATTCTCTGCTGGGGCGCTGACAGTCTCGACGTGATCTGCGTTGGAGTCCGCGTCTTCGACCGCAGCCACCCCAGCAGAGATCTCTGCTGGCTGGCCCACCTTCTCGAGGAGGGCCAGTAGCTTTTCCTCGTGAGTCGGCACCTACTAGACGCCGCCAGTCGGACCAGTCGGACCCTCGATTCCAGCAGGTCCAGTCACGCCGGTATCGCCAGCAGGTCCAGTCACGCCGGTATCGCCAGCAGGTCCAGTCACGCCGGTATCGCCCGTGTCTCCAGCAGGTCCAGTCGGTCCAGCGGAGGCGGAGTAGTCCAGGATGCCAGTCAAAGGCTCTGAAGCGAGACCATCTGAGGACACCACGATGTTGACTAGATCGCCTGCCTCACGAGCAGGAGTCTCGGCGGTCAGATCTGGCACCGTCACGACGATCGAAGTATCCGTCCACTGGCTGGCCAGGTGCTTCGGCAACGCCTCTACACCCGATACCAGAACTTCGTTGCCTTCGTACAGTCCCGCACCTCCAGTGAATGGTACCGGAGTCGTCACTGGATCCATGACGCCTGTGCCACCACCAGTCGCTAGGATGACACCCGCGTAGTCCGCGTTGATCTTCGCGGCTACCGCATTGGCGTGGCTGCCCGCAGCAAGAGTGATCACGAGCAGAGACGGGGTGCTCTTGCTGGCACCACCAGTCCCACCAGTCCCACCATAGACGGCTTCCAGAGTCAGGTGAGTGTTGTCCGCGATGGACGCGACGACTCCCCAGACACTGTCGGCATCGAGCTTGATGGAGTCCCCGACCTTGAGCGCACTCAGGAACGCCGTACCAACGCCGACTACATTCTTCGAACCGTTGGTCATCGTGACGCTGGTGCCGGTCAGTACCACCTCGAAGAGCGCCTTCAAGACCGTACCTTGTACGATCTTCACACTCCAACCGGTATTACCCGGCTTCAGAACCCTGAGAGTGAGCTGCTTGGTGGACAGACCGAAGACCAGCACATCCTCGAAGGTCTGCCCCTGAAGCAGGTTCCTTCCGACGAGCTTGATGTCTCCACCGTCCGCCAGTAGCAGACCAGTCGTGGCATCGAGCCAGTCGAGGTGCGGAAAGCCTGCGCGGCCCTCATTGGTCTTGAACGCGGTCTCGACATCATCACGGATGTCCTTGACCTCTGCCGCGATGCCGCCCGTCTGCTGAAGTAGGTGCGGCTTCAGTGGGTGCATCAGGCCAAATGACTTGCTCTTCTTCACCGACATTGTGATCTCCTGTTAGGGCTGCGGATCGTTCGCCATCCGCATGATGATACGCTTGGTATCCAGCGGGAGGGAACTGAAAATCTCCCGGGGTTTCTTCGTGAACTCTTCTACGAACTCCTTGCCGAACTTCTTGCAGAGCTGCTTGTGGTCACTTTTGGCCAAGCACTTGAGCTGATGTTCGTCCACTCGATCACCCCCGTGATCGAATGACCAGCCTGTACCAGCAGTCTTGTCGATGCCAAAGGTAGAGTAGACAGGGTCTGGGATGTGGCTGTCCCAGTGGTGATTCAGCCCGGTCGTCACGTCGAACTGCTCGAGCGCAGCGCAGAAGATCTCTGGGGATACTTCCGCTCTCTTCTCGAGCAGTCCCTTCAGCATGTCCCTTTCCGGTCCATCCTCAGACCAGAACTGCATGCGTGTGATGACCGCCGCCTCGACATCCGAGCCGTACCCCCTGCCGGCATACTTCAGGACGTGGTCCTTGACCGGCGCGCTCAGCTCTTCCGCTCGAGCTGCCAGCTTGATGCAGTACTCTCGGCGATCGGTGGGGTGGAGGGTAGAGCCGTAGTCTTCGAACCACCGCTGGGCTTCCTCGACCTCGCCGTAGGTATCGACAGGGAACTGACCCCGGAGAAGAGTGTGCTGAGAGGCCACCTTCTCCATCCTGACTGGAGCTTGCTTCCCCGTCACATCGACGTAGGGTTGGAGAGCCTCGGCTTCCTTGTGACCTTCCTCGAAGAGCTGGTTGGTCCGCTCCTTCACACCCTTGTGCGAACGACGTACGGCCTCTTCTGCTCCAACACCAGCTGCTGCGGCGCCAGCACCAGCTAGGTACTTCTTAGCGTGTCGACCTACATGGGTAGCAGCAGCCTCGAGTTTGCCCACCTTGCCCCCCAATCGACGAGCAAGATTGGCAGAACCACCGGCTCGGCCAAAGCGAAAGGCGTCCGTAATCTTGCCAGCGGTCTTCTCCTCGTCCTCCGGACGATCGCTCTGGTTGGGCATGGCCCTGGTGCCGGAGAGCTCGCTGAACTTGGGCATCATGGCTGCTTGATGCTTGGCCACACCTTGTTGGATCTTACCCTTGAGCTGCATGCCCCCCATCCCAGCGTTGAGCAAGGTGCCGACTCCGGCAAGCTTCTGTAGCTGATCGGGGACCTCGAGGTCGTACCAACCACATGCCTTCACCAGATTCAAGGCAGCTGTCTTCTGCGCCTCCTCCGGGAGCTTGTGACAGTTCTCAAGGAAGTAGATCACAGAGAGGGCGGTGTTGCCTGGATCTACGCAGGCATACTTCCGGGTGCATTCCCCCTGGTCCACCATCACAAGGGCGAAGACATCATCCGGTAGTGCTGCACGATTCTCGTCCTTGATGTACTGCGCTGTCTTGACGAAAGCAGGCAGGTCTACGTGGGACACCTTCTGCTTCAGGATGAAACCGTTGGGGTCATCGTAGAAATCGATGATTGATCCTGTAGGCATTGCGTTTCTTCCTCGCGATCTCCCAATGATACTACGGTTACATTTCCGTGGGGTCAACCAAACACGCAAAAGTCAGTCCCCCGCCGGTATAAGTAATTTGACCCTAACCAAACTAACCAAGAGGAGAGTCGATGGGCTATGCAGATAGTCTTAGAGGAGGTGCGTACTCAAGTCAAAGGCCCAACTGCTGGGGCAGCGCAAGAAGCTACGATCCACAGGACCCAGAGTGTGCGAATCAATGCAGATTCCGCAACTCCTGCCGGGCGGAGATCGAAAACCGTGGGGGAGGTGCAAGTGCGCCTGTCCCCGTCCGTCATCGATCTTCCAACCACAATCCAGACGCGGGGAACTACGAGTCCGGTGTCGTCTCCGAGGGAGAAAAGCCGGTCGAGAGGTTCTTCAAGGATGCCGCAGGAGGTCTTCTCCGAGGCATGTTCTACGAGATGTACAGCTTCTGGTGCAACTACCGCATCCGTTGACAGGACGCACGCCGTATGTACAATAAGGGCTCTCCACCAGACGGAGAGCCCCTCTTGATCACACCGTCCTAATGATTCCAAGTAGTTGGAGGTTTCATGACGTCCGTCATGAAATTGGAGGCGACTTGATCTTCATCCGTCTAGATCCGAACAAAGGTTACCTAGGCAGACAGCTATGGTTGCCCAAGGCACACATCAATACTCGAGCAGTGAAGGCAGGGCTCGAGTTCCCTGTGATGGACAGCGAGGGGCTGAAGTACATCCAGCTGTGGGAGGATGTGGGGGACCACCTCGTGGTTCCTCGCTCCTTCATCCCGTATGGAGAGTTGGGATCGTTGCAGTTCCCTGTCGTCTCTATTACTCCAGACCCGCCACCCAGAGTCGAGTTCGAGAGCCGCATTGTTCTCGATGCCCAAAAGCCACACTTACAAACACAGAAGCTGGCAGCCGCTGCCATGTGCTCTTCACATGGAGGTTTGCTGAATCTGAGTTGTGGCAAAGGGAAAACGGTACTGGCACTTCACCTGATAGAACAACGGAAGGTGCCAGCTCTAGTAATCGTGAACAACACCACGCTCATCAATCAGTGGCGTGACCGAATCCAGGAGTTCCTGGATGTGCCCGGAGGCATCGGTCTGATTCAAGGGCCCCCGAACAAGTGGGACTGGCAAGGGCGGGGCATAGTCCTTGCCATGATCCACTCCCTTGGGCTCCGCCATGCCCAACTACCTATGGGCATCGATCGATACTTCGGCCTGGTCATATACGACGAGTGCTTCGTAGCCGGAACGCCTGTGGATGGCATCCCCATAGAACAAAGGAAGGTCGGAGATCTAGTCTGGTCCTTTGATGAGGACACTGGATCAATAACCAAGCAGCCAGTCGAACACGTCTTCGTGTCCCGGCCCCGTAATCTCATGTCCGTGATCGTTGGTGGTGAGGAGATTGTCTGCACACACAACCACCCCTTCTGGACTCAACGAAGGTGGGTTGCCGCTATTCATTTGACGTGCGAAGATGTGGTGTTGTGCTTCATGAAGGAGCAGAGACGTGAAGAAGACCTGCCAATGTGGGAAACCAACAGCGGGAAAGGGGACCGGGGCCTACTGCCAGATGTGCTTAGAGGAGAGAAGACAAAGCAGGTGCACAAAGTTCCACACGTCTTGCGCCAACTGTGGGGGGCAGGTGCTCGTGCATGGGCGGAAGGCTCTAGAGCAATGGCGGCGTTCTGGAAGGGCGTACTGCTCCGCAGATTGTATGGCTGTGTGGAGATCGAAGAGAAGCTCCGAGGTGGCGCACGACACCAACACACGGAGAGCAAAGATCAACTCTCGACGTATGAAGAAGAAGAACCCGATGAGCGATGCAGTGACGCGAGAGAAGCAGAAGACAACTCTCCGCGCCATGGGGTGGCACCCTCCAGTACAGGGAGGGAATGGACGCGAGATTCCCGCCCCACAGCAGCTACTGGCCAGCTCTCTAGGTTGGCCCATGGAAGTTACGATCTCCACCAAGGGTCGGAGGCCCGTCGGGGCACCCACGCACTACAAAATCGATATAGCGAACGAGGCACTGAAGATCGCCATAGAGGTGGACGGCCAATCACACCAGTCCTTTCAGAGGCGAGAACAGGACGCTCGGAAAGACGCCTTCCTGCGTGGACTAGGGTGGATCGTACTAAGGTACACCAACAAACAAGTGACGGGACATTTGGCGGACGTTGTCCGAATGGTCTTGTCTACAATCTCCAGATCAAAGGAAGCCCAACGTACCTAGTTGGTCGAGGCCCCGTAGTACACAACTGCCATCACGTTTCTGCACCCCTTTTCCTTCCGACTGCGCCCCTGTTCTACGGAGAACGACACGGACTGACAGCTACGACCAACAGAGAAGACGGCCTGGAAGCGATGTACCAGTACCACATCGGCCAGGCCTACTTCCGAGACCTAAGCCAAGACCTGAAGCCTCGTGTCTACTTCCAGGCGTGTGCGTTCAGACCCAACTTGAACGATCCCCTCGTTCAAGAAGCCATCAACGACAAGAACGGGAAGCTCTGTATCCCGCGTCTCCGCAACTACCTCGGGACTCATCCTGAGTGCAACGAGTTCATCGCCAGCAAGCTCCGAAAGCCTCTCGAATCGGGGAGGAAGGTGCTGGCACTCAGCCACAGTGTTGAGCAACTGCAAATGCTCAATGCCATGTTTGCTGACTCCGGACTCTGCACCGGGAATGAGAAGCCCGAGGATCGAATCACCACCATCCAGACAAAGAGACTTAGCTTCGGCACACTCCAGCTTGTGAAAGAAGCGCTGGATGAGGCGTCTCTCGACACCTTGTTCTTCCTGACTCCATTCGGGAGCTCTGCGATTGAGGAGGGTGGGTTCAACACCCTCCAGCAAGGCATCGGCAGAATCCAGCGGCACAGGGAGGGGAAGAAGACGCCGGTTGTTGTGATCTTGGACTACATCTACGTGCCGAAGATGCACAAGATGTGCACCACCCTGAAGAAGCAACTGAGAGGATGGCCCGTAGATCAGGGAGGTCCCCTGGACTACACCGTCCTCCGTCCATACATGGAGGGTACTGATGGACAAGCCGAACTCTGACAAGTGGGTCTTAGTCTCTGACGGGACTCCACAGCTACTCTATCTCGGGAAGACTCCCTTGGATGATTCCGGAATCAGCGATCGTCTGAGCAGCTTCATCTTCTTGGGGGAGTGCCGTTGCCTGCGCACCATTCTCGTCCCAGGCCCACAGGGAGTGGCACAGCAGAACATTCTGACTAGTAACTCCATCGCTCGAGCTGGGATCCTCATGAGGATCCGTCCGGTGTCCTGGTGGTGGCCCGAAGAAGATGAGGACGCAATGGAGGTAGTCCAGAAGATGATCGAGCATGCGGAGGTAGAGGAGCTGAGACACCGAGTCGAGAAGGCGGGAATCGTAGTGACTGGAAGCATGCCCGATGAGGGGCATCCTCACCGGAGGGAGCGGAGATGACAGTAGAGACCCCGAAGAAATCCCCACTCTACGAGTTGCAGGAGAAATGGTCTGACTGCACTCGGTGCAAGCTCAGTGAGACACGCAGCAACGTCGTCTTCGGGGAAGGGAACAGCAAAGCGGACATACTCATCGTAGGAGAAGCACCCGGTGCTACGGAAGACAAAACCGGGAAACCTTTCCAGGGAGACGCAGGAAAGGTTCTGAACGAGTTTCTGGACGGTATGAAGCTGGATCGAAAGACCGACCTCTTCATCACCAATGTCGTCTGCTGCCGCCCGACCATGGAAGTTAAAGACGAACGGACGGGTGGGACCAAGACGGAGAACAGGCTCCCCAACAAAGATGAGCGGTCTGCCTGCCATACCCGTCTTATGGAAACGGTCTATCTAGTAGACCCACTTCTCATCATCACCGTTGGGAAGGTTCCCTTCCAAGCACTTCTGAGCAAGGGAGCGAAGATGGCCTCCGTCCGTGGGAGGATGCACACGCTCCATCTCCCAGGCCGCTACACCGAGCTTCGCTACGCGGTCCTCCCCATGTACCACACAGCATTCCTTCTTCGAACGCACGACCTTCGTGCCGAGGGCCCCTGGGGCAAATCCTGGGGGGACTGGGCGTTAGCGTGTTCCGTGATCGACTACTTGCGAGAGGCATACTACGGGACTCCGCAGCCAGATCGTGGAGGATCAAATGGTTGACCAACCAAGTGCAGCAACACGAGCAGTGCAGCGTTTCCGAGAAGCGGACAACGCAGTGAAGGAGTTCATGTCCGACCCAGACATCAGGGCTCTCTTGCAAGAACTGGAGACTCTGGTGGAGAGAAGGAACGTGACCCTGGATGAGGCCATGCGCTCTGTCAAGAACGAGCTGCGGGGCATGGACCAGGACAAGCTCATCATAGATGGGCTGGGGGCACAGAAGAAATTCAAGCGTTGGTATGACGCCGAGTTCCTCTCCAACACTCTCCCCTCCGCGCAGGCAGATCTCGTACTGACCGAGAAGGTGGTCTACGAGCTGAACCAGGAGCTGCTCGAGCAGCTTACCCGACAGGGAGAGGTGGATGGGAGGATCGTCCAGAACGCATACCGCGAGGAGGAACAGGCTCCTGCTGCACTTCCAGGTTCCCCGAAGGCCTACATCTTGCCGCTTCTGCCGGTGAACGATGGGCAATAAGGCCACCTACTCAGGAACAGCGCGAGTCTGGAATCGCACAGCAGACAGAGAGATCAGGAGAGCTGAGATGGCAGGAGCGAGAGACGTCGAAATCCCTGCGGGCGATGGCGCTGCCCGTGTCACCGCGACCAGGGGATTCAAGAACTGGTTCAGCACCAGAGAGGCGGGGCTGACCGTGGAGTCCACGGTCTCCGTCAACATCACCTGCGGTCAGTCGGTAGCTGCTATCGAAGCTGCTGCTGAGATCGCAGGAAACCTGGCTGAGAACCTGGCCGTGGAGGGGGCAGCACAGATGGGCCTCCACATGGACAAGTTCGCACGGGAGATCTCTTCCGGCCTTGGAGAGCCACCGAAGGCTGGTCGCACCCCAGCCCGAGAACTCGATGAGCCACCAAGGCGCAGCGAGAAGACAAGGAAGTTCCCCCGATGATCACCACCACGGCCCCATGCCGCATCAATGGGCTGTGCATCATGGAGCTCACGCTACGAACGAATGACCCAAATAAGAAATGGGCCGCCTTGGAGGTGGTCTATGCCACCTTGGAGAAGAACCAGGATGGTTCCATCAAAACACATGGCCGTTGTACGGCCACCGATCCGGCCATCTGGAGCAAACGTACCTTGGAGTTGCTGAACCAGGCGACCCAATCCATGGAGGACGATCTACTACCCCGACACTTCAAGGGTGCCGGAAGGGAGAACGAGAATGATTCAGAGAGCGGGCTTGCGTCTTCAGGACACGAGGAAGCTGATCAAGTTTGACGACGTACGGAAGCAAGTCGGGGAGCAGCATTCGCTGAAGAACCCGGACGTGGTCATCAACATGGCCGACATCCGCGTCACCCCAGAGCTGGGCATGGAGGTGCCCCATCTCGGTACCTTCGTCATGACGGACTGGGCAAGGAAGCAGCTCGGTTCTGCCCTCGGCATCCAGTGGGACAAGTGGTTCAACCCCAAGGTGGTCGATCACAAAGTCGTCCAGGAGGAAATCCAGAGGCGCTTCGCCAAGACGGGAGACGTCAGGAAGATCAGAACCTCCCGCTTCCGAAAGGAAGCACCGGGGGTCAAGAACTGCGATGGGTACATGCGCGCAGTCCTCGGTCCAACCTACCATCCCATCGATGACGAGCGCATCTTCGATCGGCTCGAGCGGCAGTTCGGCTCCCAGGTCTCCGACCTCAACTTCATGCACAACCACCTCCACAAGAAGGGTGGCTGGGGCACGGATCACAGCCAGCACTACACCCTGGTCGGAGACGCCATCGACCTCGGTCCCATCAAGAGGGACCACTCGGACGCAGAGGTCCGCAGGTGGTACGAGATCGCTCACATGGAGGGCAAGCTCCCGGAGAACGACTTCGTATACCCCGGCTTTCACATCCGCAACTCCGAGGTCGGCTACACCGCCATCACCATCGACGAGTTCTCCTTCCGTCTGGTCTGCCTCAATGGGCTCATGATCACCACGGGCGACAGCCGCATGATGTATCGCCAGCACCGCCCCATCGAGGATGTCGAGCTCGATCGTCAGCTCAAGGAAGTGTTCGAGCATGCCCCCGTACGCTGGGAAGACACCCGCAGAGATCTGGTCGCCGCGCAGGCCCGGGAGATCGAGAACCCGGCTGAGTTCATCGAGATCGAGCTGAAGAAACTCGACGTGCCCAAGCACTTCCGAGATGCGGTGGTCAAGACCTTCGAGAACCAGGAACCCCTCAAGACCGTCTATGGCGTGATTCAGGCGATCACCCGTACGGCCCAAGCCTACGACGACATGGATCAGCGTTTCGAGTTCGAGGCACTCGGCGGACGCATCCTTCAGAAGCACGCTCACTAGTCCCTAGTAGCCAGTTCAGTAGCCACCACTAGCCCTAGCGATTGACGCACACGGGGCTAGTGGTGATGCTTTCCCTTCCCCCTTTCCTCGGAGAACACATGCCGCAGAAGCTGACACTGGATGGGCTGGCGAAGAAAGTCCAAGGCCAGAAAGACAGACACGATCACCTAGAGAAAGAGGTGAAGGCGCTCAAAGACCTACTCAACGTGCACGACAACTGGCACGCAGAGATCAGGAACTGGCTCGGCAAGGTCGTAAATGTCGACCTCCTGACTGGCAGGGAGGTACAAGGCCTACTGTTGTGGACTGACCGCTACAACATCTGCATCAGCCCCGATCTCACAGAAGGCGGGAAACGCCACATCTACAGCAAAGGGGCCATCGTCTGCATCAGGCTAGGAGGCTAACGTATGACAGCCTCTGTAGAGATCAGACTCCTATCGAAGGTGCTCGAGGTCGGAGACCTTCGTCCACTCATCGACAAGAAGATCACTGTCAGTCACTTCCAGGGAGATGGAGCCAAGGGGATCTTCAAGCGCATCTTGTCCTTCTACAACAGCCGAGAGACCAACGGGGAGGTCCCCAGTCTCGCGCTGATCGAGAGGGACTTTCCAAAGGAGGACTTTCCCCGTAAGGAACGCTCCACTGTCCAGTCCTTGGTGGAGGAATTCCTCTCCGGCTACGTGACTACTCAAATCAATGTGCTGGCCGGTGAACTGGGGGACATGGCAGACAAGCCTGATGAGGCCATCAAGTACCTCGGGAAGAGGTACGCAGAGCTGGCCAAGCATCGCAGAGTCAGTGAGGACTACGAGCTATCCGCATCCGTAGACCAGGTACGTCAAGCCTATGAGGCCTACCGAGACAACGATGGGTATCTGGGCATCCCATACCCGTGGGAGGTTCTGAACTACGAGACAGGTGGGATGCTGGATGGGGAGTTCGTGATCCTTTACGGACGACCAAAGTCGATGAAGACGTGGCTGCTTCTGGCCTGTGCTTGCCACGCCTACGATCGAGCCAGCCGCAGAGTTCTAATCTGTACGCGGGAGATGACGCCACAACAGATCATGAACCGCTGCATCTGCATCCTCATTCGCTGTCCCTACACCGCGTTCAAGCACGGGAGCATGAAATCCATCCCTGTACCCGAGGGTGGAACCATGGAGGATAGGTTCTATTCCTACCTCGACACAATGAAGACGGACGAGGGCATCTGTGCCATCGAAACGGGAAAGAACAAGGGCTTGATTGTCACCAGCGATCGGGCTGACCCAGACGGTGGTGGCGTCATGGGGTTGCGGGAGAAGGTGAAGGACCACCGACCCGACAATCTCTACGTGGACGCCATGTACCTGATGAAGGACGACCGGGAGAACAAGCGCTCCATCAAGTGGGGCAACCAGACAGCCATCTCTCAGGACATCAAAGACCTGGCTCTGGATTTCAACATCCCCGTCATGGGTACCAATCAAGCCAACAGGGACAGTGAGGATTCGGAGGGCAAGTCAGTACGGAACATCGCGTTCTCCGACTCCTTCGGCATGGACTGTGATCTAGCGATAGAGATCATCAAGAGATCCACACCGGATAAAGAAGTGAACGAGCTCGCGCTAGCCATCACGGCATCCCGAGAAATCAACATGACGGGGTTCCCTGTGCATGGGAACGCGGCTTCTGACTTCGGAAGCATCCTCACCCAGAAGATGGACGCAGACGGAGTGGTAGTTCTCGACCGAAAGGGGAACCCTGTTCTCCAGCCTGTCATCTTTTCGGACTACGGGGAGATGAGGGAATTCTTCAAGGACCAGAAAGAAGAGAAGGAGCCAACCACACGTGCTGCCCACGCGAACCTCGCCCGTAAGGCATGGGAGGGGCTCAAGCACGTCAAGCCCAGTAGGAAGGCGAAGAAGTGAGAGAGGCGATCTACCAGGCGGCCAAGAAGCACTTACGCTTCGTCCGCATGTCGGGGCCCAACAACATCGGCGGGCCCTGCCCCTTTCACAAGGGAGGGCAGGAGAAGAAGCCCTCCTTCTACATCAACCTCGAAAACGGACTCTTCTTCTGCCACACCTGCAAGACAAGTGGGACCTTCCCTCAGTTCTTACGGAAGATGGGAGCCCCATCGGTACAAATTGATGCCATCCTCGAGGCCGAAGCCAGTGCCCCCAAGAAGTACCGACCCGACCCGACCAAGGGTGCTGGATATGGGGAGCACTTCCTGAACGAAAGTATCCTTGGTGTCTTCCAGTACTGTCCGACTGACCTGGTTCGGGATGGATTTGACCCAAAGCTCCTCAAGCATCTAGAGGTGGGATTCGACCGGGAAGAGATGCGAATCATCTACCCGATTCGAGACCTCAATGGGAGGCTGGTTGGGCTGACGGGCAGGTCTGTAACCGGGGCTCCAGAACGGTACAAGGTGTACAAATCCAAGGACATTATGCGCTTTGCTCCTGATGACGCGGAGGTTCGGGCGCGGTATGAACGCTACGACATCAAGAGCCACAACTTCCTCTGGAACGGTCACAATGTCTACCCCTTGGCCTTCTACGGGGAACTTGATACAGTGATCGTTGTTGAGGGCTATAAGGCCTGCATCTGGTTACTTCAGAATGACATTGAGAATGTAGTAGCCTTGCAGGGGAGCAGTCTGACTCGAGCGCAGGAACGGATCTTCTCACGTCTCGGAGGAACCGTCATCCTGTTCTTGGACAACGATAAGGCCGGAAAGGAGGGCATGCTATCCGTAGGCAAGAGGCTCTTGAGGTACGGACTCAGGATACTTTGTGTAACCTATCCGGAGTGGGTAGAGGGAGAGACGCAGCCGGATAACCTCGATCAGCCAGCACTCTTTGGCGTCCTAGACGCAGCGACAGACTGGCACACGTGGAGGCAACATGCAGTTCTCACCTAGCAAGAAGTCAACTTCGTTCGGTCAACGAGTTCTCGGGTACACCACCCGCAGAGCAGAGAGCGGGGGAGGCGGGGGAGGCGGGGCCCTCGGCATGCGCTGGAGGAACAGGTGGGCTCCTCCCCAGAACGTCACCACGTCCTTCCGTCTTCTCCCAGGCAGCTACGTCAACTTCGAGGGAGAAGAGACGGAGTACTTCCCCTACGTGGAGCACTTCGCGAAGCGAGCCAACCGAGGCTTCATGTGCAGCAAGACCTACCAGATCGTGGACGGCGAGCTCACGGCAGTGGGTGGGAAGTGTCTCGGATGCCGAGAGAGAGAGAACGGCGCTGAAGACGTCTCCTGGCGTATGAGCCACGCATTCAACGGCCTCCACCTCGCCTGGTACCACAACGTACCGGCAGAGGACAAGGACGGCAAACCGATCATGCACAAGAAGGGGAAGAACGCTGGCAAGCAGGCCCTGAACAAGGTGCTCTGCGAAGGCCGGCGCTGTCCCCACTGCAAGGCGGATTTCGAGAAGGTTTTCGGAAAGCACGTCCACTGGAGCGTCGGCTCTGGGCATATGAATGAGCTCGCTGGCTTCGTCCAGGAGATCGAGAAGGAATGTGCCAGCTGTGGCGGGCGTCTCGAGGTCGCAACCTACGAGTGCGAAGAGTGCGCGCACCCCGTCGTCGACCTCAACACCACCGACATGAAGCCGAAGGACATCTCCAGCTTCGTGGCTCGGAAACGTCCGTGCCCCGAGTGCAAGCACGTGGGGATGCTCCTTCAGCAGGTCGAGTGCGACAAATGCAAAGACCCTACCCCGCTATCAATCTTCGACTGCAACCTGGAGATCAAGCGTCAGGGAGAGGGCACCCAGTCCAGCATCCAGATCCCCCGCTGGGAAGCGGCTGACATCCCCAAGGATCTCGAGGAGATGTGCAAGCCGTTCGAGTTCAAGAAGATCTTCGCGGCAGATCCGTTCGACATCCAGGCGAAGATCCTCAAGATCAAGAATCCGTGGGGCTCCGATGACAAGAATGCAGCGGAGCACTCGGAGGAGTACGAAGACGAGGCCGATTACGACAAGTAGTCGACTCTAAGGGGGGGCCCCACCTCGGGGCCCCCCTTTCTTTGCGGAGGATGGATGGAGACCCAATACGTACCCCCAGTGACCTGGGTCGATGACCCAGAGTCGATGATGCGACTCGTCCGCCATATAGAAGATACGGGTGAGTGTGCAGTCGACACAGAGACCACGGGACTGAACAGGTCCAGAGATCGAGTTCTGTTCTGGTCCGCTTGCCCCAGCGAAGACAGCCGCTATTGCCTCTCCGAAGAGATGCTACGCATCTTGGAGCAAGAGCTGATCAGAAACCCGAACATCGTCTGGTACTTCACCAACCAAAACTTCGACTTCGCTATGCTGGAGAACTCCGGCGTAAGTAACCCCGTGGGGGACTGCTACGACACGCTCGTCATGGACTGGATGGTTGACGAGAACAGGCAGGGTCGTCATGGACTCAAGGAGGCATCCCTAGATCATCTCGGGTTCAACATGCGCGAGTTCAAGGAAGCTTTCTCGGGTAGGAAACGAGGAGAGTCTCTCCCTGAACGACTGATGCGGGAGATGAGGGACAATCCAGAGAGCGCCAAGGCGTACTCCTCTCTCGATGCTTGGGCTACCTTCCGACTCTACCACTGCTTGCGAGGGAAGCTCGAGGGTATGACCAACCTCGCGGGTGACATGGTCTTGTGGGACTACTTCAATGCGGTGGAGATGCCCTTCACCCGTGTGCTGCATAAGTGTAGCCGCAGGGGCATAATGATCGATGCTGGGTACATGGCCGACCTCTCTCCGCAGATCGGGAAGGAGATGGACAGCATCCACAAGAAGATCAACCGCATTGCGGGACACGAGCTAAACCTGAAGAGCACCCCGCAAGTACGGGCTTTGTTCTTCGAGAAGCTCGGCGTCGAGCCCATCAAGATGACTGATGGTGGGGACAGCGGGAACAGGCAGCCATCCACGGACGAAAGCTGCTTGCAGGCATGGTCCAAGAAGGGCATCGAGGCAGCCACCCTCATGCTCAAGTACCGCGAGCTTCAGAAGATCAAGGGCACCTATGTAGACGGCCTGAGCAAGTGGATTGATAAAGATCTGCGGATCCACCCTACTCTCACCCAGCATGTCACGGTCACAGGCCGACAGAGCTCGGTAGATCCCAACCTTCAAAACATACCTAGGTCAGAGAACGACCCATTCGGTTTGCGCAACGCCTTCATTCCGAAGGAAGGACACATCTTCCTAGTCTCAGATTATGCGCAGCTCGAGATGCGCCTCATGGCCCACTTCTCCGAAGACGCCAACATGATCGACGTCATCAAGAAAGGGTGGGACATCCATACGGGGTCAGCTTCACTGATGTACGAGTACCCCTACGAGGAGATCATAGCCGCAGCCAAGAAGAAGAAGTCCGGCGTAGACCTAAGCGATCTCGAGAAGAAGATGGTCTTGGCCAGGCAAGCTGCTAAGACCTTGGGTTTTGCGCTAAATTACGGAGAAGGACCGAGAGCCCTGGGGGAGACGCTGGGCATCTCTATTGATGATGCCAAAGCTCTCATCCGCAGGTACTTCAAGCCCTACCCCAACGTAGAGCGGTTCATCGACGGGACCAAGAACTTCATCCTCGATCACGCCATGGTCGAGACCCTTCTCGGCAGGCCACGAAGATTCCACGAGCTACACGCCATCGGCACCATGCTGGACAAGATGACGCGGTGGAATCTGCCTGGCACGGCCAAGAAGAACCTGGCACAGGCGGAGAGGCAAAGCGTCAACTCGATCATCCAAGGTTCTGCCCGTGACGTCATCGTCATGGCCATGCTCAGGTGTGAGGCTGACCAACGCCTGAAGGACCTAGGAGTAGAGATGCTTCTTCAAATCCATGACGAGCTCATCTTCGAGATTCCCGAAGAGACCGTCGATGAGGCGGCACCCATCATCCAGCAGCACATGGAGCATCCACTAGGTGAAGAGCTACTTGTGCCTTTGTCAGCGGAAGCAGGTCGGGGATTTTCTTGGGCGGCGGCGAAGGGCTAGATGGAGTACCAGGACCTGATAAATAAGGTCTCGTCCGAGACCCACTACACTCCCAGAGAGATCCGTAAACTTCTTCGTACTATGACCAGGATCATACGGGATGCTGTGGCCGAGGGTAGAGACGTACAGATCTATGGGTTGGGTCGATTCAAAAACCTTCTCGCGAAAGCCAAGGAGGTTAGAGATCCAAAAACAGGCGGGAGGATGATACTGCCTGAGCGAAGACGGCTGAAGTTCAGCCCATGTGATGAGATGGCAGAAGCCATCGATAGATCTGCGCTAGTCTATCGCCCCGTGCCAGTGGAGGCACGATTCGGATTGGACAAGATCAAGGCTCCAACACGGGGCATGGACATCATAAAAGGAGACAGACGTGGAAAAATACGGAGTGGTCATCGATCCGGAGAAGGTTCCGAAGGAAAAGAAGGCGGGGGCGGGGGATAAGGTCCCACACCCAAACACGAACATCCCCCTAGATCCGAAGGAGGGAAGTCTTCCATTCGAGAAGAGACCCGATGCCAAAAAAGACTAGCGTCAAGGCGACGACCAAGAAGTCAGAAATCGACAACCTCCTTGCCAGCATCAATGCTGACCTGGGAGGCTACGGGGTTGTCCTTCAACGAGGGTCCGACCTGGAAGGCAGGCTAGATCTACGGCGTCCTTGTGGTATCCCTTCTCTCGACATCGCTACCGGAGGCGGTCTCCCAGCGGGGGGACTGTCCCAAATCGACGGCCCGGACGGAGTGGGCAAGAACCTCCTGATCTACAGCTACTTCGCCCAGGTACAACGGCTGTATGGGGACGGTACCAGAATCTTCATGCTCTGCATGGAATTCCCCTTCGACAAGGCCTATGCACGCAAGATCGGATTCAAGGTCCCCTACTCCGACTACGAGATAGAGGTAGAGAAACGTCGACGGAGGGAGGCTGGGGAAGAGCCACTCACCGGCCCAGAAGCCAAGGAGCTGAAGGACGCCGCCGGGTGTGGGGAATTCCTAGTTCTCCGAGGTGCAGCCGAGGCGAACCTGGATGCTCTGGTGCGTCTCATCGGATCCAACGTCTTCCAGATTGGGGCCGTGGATTCCTGGGATGCCATGCTCACGACAGCAGAGGACCAGACCGAGCTCGCAGACGACCCTCGAATCGCTAGCGCATCTACGGTCCAGACGAAGTGGATGAAGAAGGTACAGAGCGCGCTTGCCCCACGTAAGCGATGCCCTGAATGCTACGGACTCGAGGGGGACAAGCTGGAATTCAAGAAGACCAGCGCCGAGGGCGGGTACAACTACTACTGTGCCTGCGGCTGGAAGGGGAAGGGCATCATCCTAGAGGAGAACGAGACTACGATCATCGGCATCCGCCAGGTACGCGCCAACCTGAACAAGGCCGGGATGCGTTCCAGGGAGTGGAAGGTGGGTGGGTCCTGGGCTCTGAAGCACGGGAAGCTAGTAGACATCCAGCTTCGTCAATCCGACATCATCATGGACAAAGACGGGAAGACGAAGGTCGGCAAGGAACTGACCTTCGAGATCACTAAGGGGAAGGCCGGGACCCACGAGGGGAAGATCGGCTCCTTCCGTTACTACTTCGATCCCCCTGAGGTAGATGTCGATACGAACATCGTCAACTACTGCTCCGCCAACGGCATCGTCCGTAGAGCCGGGGCCACCTACTACGTCGGAGAGCAGAAGTTCACCGGCAAGAACGAGTTCCTCGATGCACTAGCAGACTCCCAGACGGGCCTGAGAAACACGCTCTGGAAGCTCATGGTGGCTCAGTCGGGCCTCCAGCACATTCGTCACAGGGACGTAGATGAATGAGAATGCAACTAGTGATCCGGTATCTTGGCTTCGGCAAACGATGTTCTGCCTGCGGTCGAGTCCGGGAGACTACCCGTTACCTCCTGAAGCAGGGAGACGACCTGCTTCAGGAGTTCTTGATCTGCGACAAGTGTCAAGACACGGGCTATGAGATCGACTTCCAGACGAAAAGGGAGTCCACAACGACGGTTAACGAGAGACGCCGACGCATTAAGATCTCTCGGAAACTAGAGCGGGGCGTAGCAGAAGACATCGGCGGTCGAGTCCAACCGGGGTCAGGCAATCAAGATGCGAAGGACGACATCCGGAAGGTCGGGGAGTGGCGCATCGAGCACAAGTACACCGAGAGCACGAAGGGGTACAGGCTGCTCGTGGAAAGCCTCTCGACTGTCATTCGGCATGCGAATCTTGCAGGCGAATGGCCCGCGCTCGTCATCAACTTCCGAAAGCTCGGACGGAAGTTCGCCGTCGTCCCCTACGAACTCTTCCTCGAAATCGTGGAGAGGATGCGTGCCTGAGAAACTGACACTGATCTCTGACATCGGACAGGTAGATCTACGATCTACGCTCCGACACATCTCCCTGGTTGCCAGGATCGATGCCTTCCTTGAGGACATGAACGTGGACTCAAGGAAGATAGAGATACCTGTCACAATCAACGAACACCGCCAGCACAAATGCTTCCACCCCTCCAGTCTTGGATCAAACTCAGGGAAGTCTCTATGCGGTAAGTTCCCTCTAGGGTGTACTCGGATGCTCTACTACGACTACACGGGCGGTGAATCCGAGGGCTCCATCGAACCAAGGCTTCGTCGAATCTTCGACACGGGGACCGTAATACACGGGCAACTCCAGGCCTACCTCTCCGTCATCGCCGCCCTGGCTGGTGGGTACGAGCACTTCTCCCCGGAGGCTGGTATCAGCCCAAAGTCCAGCGAGATCGCAGACGCCTATGACATCTACGGGCACACGGACGGCATCTACAGCATCACTGACCCGGACAGGGACCTTCGTTTCGGTGTTGAGATTAAGAGCATCAACGATGCTGGGTACCAGAAGACGTCCAGCCCGCACCCCGAGCACATCATGCAGGGCACCATCTACCAGAAGTGCCTCGACCTCCCCGTCATGGTGTTCCTCTACTACAACAAGAACGACTCCAGCATCGCGGAGTTCGTGCAAGTATTCGACAACGCCAGGTGGGATGCCATCGCTAGGAAGATCGATTTCGTTCGAGACGCTGCTCTGAAAGAGGAAGAACCAGATCGAGAGGACGGCTACCACTGCTCCACCTGCAAGTACAAAGCGATCTGCAAGCCCCCAAAGAAAAGCAGGGCCACCATGGCAGCTGGTGCCGTGGCTTTCAAGAGAGGCTCGAAGGTGAAACATGGCTAGGGACTTCGAGATCGAATACGAAAGGGGGCTCCAAGCCTACGATGATGCGCAAGATGAGGCGGATGCTCAGCTCACCAGGATGGGTCTTGGCGCTGTGGTCAGGCCGCTCATCAAGGGTGGGGACTTCGATGAGCTTCCTTCCATGCCTCCGGACCTGGGGGAGCTGAACCATGGACAGCTCACTGCTCTCCTGGGTCGTTTCACCGCCTGGTATGGGTACGCTCTCGGACGTCAGGCAGATGCCCAGGTACAGCGGAACGGTTCGGAGGAGAAGCGCAGCGTCTCTTGGGCCAAGATCAGGCGACTCAAGGACGGAACGGTAGCAGACAAGGACGACGCGGCCAGGATTGATACGCGCTACGTGTCCATCAACGCCTCCCTATTCCGGGATGAGAGCGTACTGACCAAGGTCAGGGTCATCGTGGAGGGCCTGAAGAGGAACATCGAGACCATCTCCAGGGCCATAGCTGCCCTGGAGAGCCGCATCAACATAGAGGGCAGGGGTGTAGCAGCAGCCAGAAAGCAGGGATCTGCTGCCGCACAGGAGGTCTTCCATAGGGCACATCGATCCGCGCTTGACCCCTTCAAGAAGAGAGGGAAGTGATGGACGTCTTGAATATCTGGGTGCCCTACTTCCCGCCGTCTTCGAACAACATCTACATCCGGCATCCTTCCGGCAAGGGGAGGATCTTAAGTCAGGAAGCCCGGACGTTCAAGATCAGGGCCATGAAGACCATCCAGCAGGAGGGGCGTGTATCTCTGATGCAGGTTCAGAAGAACGTCCCCTACGAGCTTCACCTGGTCCTCTTCTTCCCCCAGGTGGAGAACCAGAACTCCTCAAAAGGAGACAGGTACAAGAAGATCGATCTCTCCAATCGCATCAAGCTGATCGAAGACACCGTCTCGGAGGCTGTAGGGCTGGATGATTCCCACAACTTCCGCCTCAAGCAGGAGAAGCACTGCAACCCACAGAGCCCTGGCCTGTACGTAGTCCTACGCAGGGTCCCCGAAGAGGAGGTGGGACTGACAAAGGAGGCTTACGATGCCCTACAACTACGCAAACCTGAACCTCACGGAGCTAGCGGAGCTGGCACGAAAGGCCGGCTGCTTGTCCGCTCATCGCGGTCTGGGAAGACCAGTGCTCATCGATCTGATAGAGGGACGGATAGACCCTGACGAGGTCACCAAAGACCCCGCAGATGACGATCGAGAAGCCATGATGATGATGAAGGAGGAGTGGAAGGACGTTTACAACCAGCTCAAGTGCGGAAGTGAGTTCTACGCATGCTGGGATTGCCCAGCAGCCAGAGCCAGAGCCTGTGCCGTGGTGGAGTGTGAGCCCAGGCTTCTAGAACGAGTGAGGGAGAAGTGATCCCTCACTGTTGTAGCACCTGCCGACACCTGGATGACTGCCAGGATGCCTGTGACCACGCACTCATTCTGGATACGCACCGATGCAAGAACTGGTTCAGGGCAGAGAGATACGAGTTGGAGGCAAGGAAGGTGCTGAAGGATACGCTCGGATCGCAAGCGCTCAGATTCGGGCTAGTCAAACAAGAGCCGAGCGCCAAACCCAGGAGAAGAAGGTAATGTCCGAATACACCGAAGAAGAACTCAGAAACCTGTCCCGCGTCGACCTGCGCCGTGCCGCCGTGCAGGTACTCGGCATCGACAACCGGACCGCCACCAACCACAAGACGGACGAGCTGGTGTCCCTGATCTTGGAGTCTCAGTCCGGGAATGGGAAGAGCAAGGGGAAGGGCAAGGGTGCCCCACCGGCAGGGAAGGGCAAGCTCGCATCCGCCCCCAAGGAGCCGGAGGAGACGGAGCCAGAGCCCCCGAAGGGCAAGGCAGCAGCTACCATCACGGGAGCTGACGTGGTCAAGCACCTCCAGGCCATCGGGAAGGGCATGGATGAGAACCACGAAGCCACCACGGAGCATCTGAACGAGCTGGAGCGCAAGCTCTACATCCTCTCCGGGCTGGTGATGGACCTGTTCAAGTCCGCCTACGAGCCGGACGAGCTCGACCCCAGGATCGCAGAGCTGGATGAGGCGTTCCAGAAGGACGGGGAAGAGGGAAACTAGTAGAGGGGAACGTCAGGCCCCCTGCTCCCGAAGATCTGACATACATCACCGAAGACTTCCTGGCCGACCTGACCTTGGACGGCCTCAAGTTGCTTGCCAGCCAGCTCGTTCTTGAGGTGGATGTGAGCAACATCGATGACCGGGAGGACCTGATCAAGGTCCTCCGGTCAAACTCCCTCTAGACCCCCTCCGGGGGGTCATTTTAACCCACGGACGTGAAAACCAGATCAAATATTGGCATAAGGCCTATGGTACCGAAGTACTAACCTTTGCAAAGGAGACGGACATGTGGCGTTGGTTGCTTCCCACTCTTACCGGAATCGGTGGAGCTGCGGTCGGCTTCGGCGTGGGGACCCAGTTCCCCACGGAGGGCGCGGCGATCAAGAAGCTGTCCCGGGTCGAGGAGGCCCGACAGCTTCTTGCGCAGCAGCAGGGCGGCCAGGGCGGCCTGGCCGCGTTCCAGGAGAAGAAGCGGGGAGGGGCGGCGGGCGGCTAGGCCCCCCCCTCGTAGCAGCTTGAGGTCCCCCGGATCGGCGCATACGATCCCCCCTCGTGAGCACACCGGGGGGCCTCATTTTAGCCTACAAACAGATTGATCAAATAGGTATAAGGATAGTACACAGAGGAAAGGAGTAGTTATGACTCAGAAACAGATCTACCCTCGTCCGGGGACGGACGGGGAGAAGGCCGCCATCGGGGCGGCCATCGGCACCCCCGCGGTGGGGGTTCAGGTC